TCACAAATACCAAATACCTAATGTTAGGCGCGGTTGCAACTACTGATTCTAGTGGTGTTGATACAGTAACAAATACGGGGTCAGTAACAACTTCAGCAACTAAACCGTTCTAAGAGATTAAACTAGCAGATAATAAACATTGATAAATATTAGATAAAGAGAGTTAACTATGCATAAAGATCAAACAGGAGTTCACATAGAAGGTCATATCAAGATCTGGGATCCCGAAAGTAAGGAAATCTATGTAAACAAGCGTAATGCTATTCACTATGAAAATATGAGTAATGCTCTCGCACAGAGTTTAGCCAACAGCGGTCAAGGTTTTATCCAACAAATGGCCTTTGGTAATGGCGGAACCACTATTGACCCTACCGGAATTATTACATATTTAACTCCAAACAGTAGCGGTAGTAATGCTGGTTTATACAATCAACAATATGTAAAAGTAGTCAACGCTAACTCTAGCACAAATACAGATCCTACAAGGAACTATATTGAAACACGCCACGTAACCGGTACCAACTATACTGATGTATTTGTAACATGTTTGTTAGATTACGGTGACGGAAGCACATTAGGACAATCAGCATTTGATAATGCTACAAGTAATACCAGCGGTTTTGTATTTGATGAACTAGGTTTACAAAGTTACAGCGCATCAGGCACTCCATTATTGTTAACTCATGTAATTTTTCACCCTGTACAGAAGTCATTAAACAGGCTTATACAAATAGATTACACAGTTCGAATTCAGAGCTTAACTGGTCTAGTAGGAGTTTAATCAATGGCTTATCAAGTCACTTATACTGAAACAACTAATCCAAGCAAAGTTCCCCTTACTGTTGCTGATCAAAGTCTTAATACTCAAACAAGTATTACATTTGTAGGTAAAAATTACGCAGGATATGCTCCGATTGTAGCAAGTAACATGCTACATATGTTGGAAAATTTTGCAAGTCCTACAGCTCCAACAAGTCCTGTACAAGGACAGCTATGGTACGATAATGGTGCAGGAATTTTAAAAGTTTATGACGGTGCTGGCAATTGGAATGCCGCAGGATCAGTTAAGAAAGCCAGTACATCTCCATCGGTGGCTTCGAGTACAGCAGGCGACTTATGGGTTGATACAACAAATAGTCAACTTTATCTGTATTCAGGTTCTAATTGGTTATTAGTTGGCCCGCAATTTAGTGCAGGAACACTGACTGGTCCTCAAGTAGAATCAATAATTGATACTAGTAATATCAGCCATAATGTTATTTCTATGTATTCTAATAATTATAGAATTGCAATTATAAGTAAGGATTCATTTACTCCAAAATCTACCATTACTGGATTTAGTTTTATCAATGAAGGATTTAATCTAAGTACCGTCAACAGCTCAAGTTCAACGAATCCTACACGCTTTTATGGAACAGCTACGGCTGCAGATGCATTATTAGTCAATGGTACAACAGTTGCATCATCAAATTTTTTAAGAAGTGATCAATCACCTATTGCAACAGTACCATTTAGTGTAAGAAGCGATGGTGGTATTAGTCTCGGTAGTAATTTAAGTTTTAATTTAGGTACAGACGGCAGTACTGCTATCATTTATAATAAGACTAGTGGTAGTTCTATTGATATTAAATTGAATAATGCCGGGTCTACTAATACTGTAGTACATATTGATCCGACAGGCAAAGTAGGTATTGGTAGTAACAATACTAGCCCAACAACAGCATTGGATGTGGCTGGAACAATTACAACTAGGGTTGGCTTAATTGATACTGGTACAGTTGATAGTTCTGTATTAGGTACCGGCAGTATTAAGACAGCAGGTGGTTTAAGTGTTGCAAAAAAATCTAATTTTGGCGACGATATTACTAGTTACGGACAATATTTTTTAAATTATTTAGATGGCACAGGTAGCCCGGTAGCTGCCGCAGTAATACAGCCTGGAACAGATTCTGCCGCTAATCTATACGATATTGGTACAGCTACAAGGCCTTTTAGAAACATATATGCTCAGAGTTTTGTAGGTAGTTTTAACGGAACATTTGCAGGAAGCCTAAGCGGTAATATTACTGGCTCTGCGGCACGACTTGCAAGTCCAACAGCATTTAGCCTAACAGGTGATGTTACTAGTAATGTAATAAGTTTTACTGGACAAAGCGGCACTGGAACTGCAATTTTTACAACTGCTATCAATCAAGGTATTATTACAAATAAAGATATCGCCGCAGATAGTCAACCTACTGATAAATTATTAGTTTATCGATCTGGTACTGGACTATTGCAAATGTCTAAACAGATATTTTTTAATCACATAGCTACAATGCCTGTTGGAACAATACTCCCATATGCCGGAGCAACTCCCCCGACCGGATATTTATTATGTGATGGTAGCGAAATTTTAATTGCAAATTATGCAACATTATATAGTATTATTGGATATACCTATAAAGCCGCAGTGTTATTACAAGGTGCTGGAACGTTTGCTATACCAGACTTACGTGGACGCTTTGCTCTTGGTAAAGATAATATGAACAATAGTCTAAGTGTTCCATATAAAGATGGTTCAGGAGTGCTAGTAAGCGCAGGCGGTGGCACTGCTAGTAGAGTAACTGATGTTACTGCATCTACATTGGGAACAAGTTCAGGTACACAGGGTGTAACGTTAACTACATCTAATCTTCCAGACCATAAGCATAATTTAAGTAGTGGTTCAGCACAGTATTACGCTGCCGGTTTGCCGGGCGCGGCATCAGATCCGTCGGCTATTCCTGGACTCGGATTGCCAAGTTCAAGTACTGGTTCTGGATTGCCAAATAGCGGAAGTGTAATTACTTCACAATCAAGCCAAGCAGTTAATGTTATGAATCCATATACTACAATTAATTATATTATCTTTACTGGGGTTATCTAATGAGCTATACAATAAATCTTAGTAACGGGTCTCAACTAACTAGCGTTGTTGACGGATCAGTGGATCAAACAACAACTGATTTAGTACTAATCGGAAAAAATTCAAGTAGCTACGGCAATTATATTAATGATAATTTTGTTTGGTTATTAGAAAACTTTGCCAACAGTAGCCAACCTAATAATCCGATTACTGGACAGTTATGGTTTGACACAACAGAAAATCGATTAAAAGTATATGACGGAACTGCGTTTAAGGTTAGCGGCGGTACAATCGTTTCAGGTTCAGTACCAAGCGGCATTACTACAGGCGATATATGGATTAATAGTACTACTGAACAGTTATTTTTTAATGATGGTCTGCAAACACGCTTAGTAGGGCCGATCTATACATCTTCTCAAGGACAATCAGGGTTTATTGTAGACACAATATTAGATACTAACAGTATTAGCCGTACGATAGTTCAGTTATACGTAGGTCAAACTTTACTAGGAATTTTCAGTAAGGATGCATTTACTCCTGCGACAGCAATAGCTGGTTTTAGCGGAAGCATTGTTGTCGGGTTCAATGTTGCCGGTGCTACCGGTATTAAATTTAATGTTCCTGTATCTAGTGCGTATTCTTTAATAGCACCAAACGGTGATCTTAAAACTACTAGTAACTTTGTAACCAATACAGGTACTAATAGTATGACTGGTGCATTGTCAATTCAAAATGCAACACCTTTAATATTAGGTGCAAATGCTAATACTGAGTTTAATGTGGGAAATACGTCTTTTACTATTAAATCAAATACATCAAATCAGAATTTTCAAGTTAGCACATTAATCGGTAGTACAGTATATCCAGCTATATTTGTTAATGCAACAAGTCAGCGTGTTGGTATATTCTCAAATACTCCTTCATCTACACTAGATGTTAACGGAGATCTAACAGTACAGGGTAATTTAACTGTACTTGGTACTACAACTACTGTTAATACAACTAATCTTCTTATTAAAGACAAGTTAATAACACTAGGTCAAACAGCATCCCCAACTGATTCTACGGCTGATGGCGGAGGTATTGAGGTCGCAGGTGCTACTAATAAATCTTTTGCCTATAATAATACTACAGTATCTTGGACTAGTTCTGAAAATCTTAACTTAGTATCAGGAAAAACTTATAAGATAAACAATTTTGATGTTATAACAGCTACCAGTTTAGGAAGCACTATTGTAAGTGCGCCTGGACTTACTAGTGTTGGGAATTTAACAGCTCTTACAGCTGGCACATTAACTATTACAACTAATGCTCTTAGTGCTACACAAACAAATAGTAATGTTGTTTTAGCACCAAACGGCACAGGATCAGTTGATGTATCTAGTAAAAAAATAACCAGTGTAGCTACTCCAACAGTTGGAACTGATGGAGCAAACAAATCCTATGTTGATGCAAGTACACAAACTGCCCCGCAAGCAATTAATTTAACTACAACTGGATTTACTAATGCTCAAATAGCAACTAATTTTATAACTAAACTATTTCCAACAGCTGAACATCAAAATACTGCTACAATTAGAGCATTTTGCATAGATTCGGGGTCTACCCAGACTATTAGCGCAGGTAGTTTTGTAGTTGGTAGTGTTTATCAAATAGTTAGCCCTGGAAGCACTACATTTACTAGTATTGGTGCTAATGCGAACACAGCAGGAACAATTTTTGTTGCTTCTGGAATAGGTAGCGGTTCGGGTACAGCGGCCCCAGTAATTCGCGTATTCCAGCTAGTTTCAGGTAATTGGGCATATCAGAGTTATTTGTAAACCAAACTAGCATAAATACACTAGAATAAGGAAACGGGCGAAATGTCATACACTATAAACAGATATAACGGAACACAAATTGCTGTAGTTGCGGACGGCACAATTGATGCTACTATTGATCTTAAACTGATCGGTAAAAACTATGCAGGCTACGGTGGAGTACAAAACGAAAACTTTGTATACCTATTAGAAAATTTTGCAAATACTACTCAACCTCCAAAACCACTACCTGGACAAATATGGTATGATAGCGGTAATAGTAAATTAAAATTTTATGATGGAAGCAAGTTCCGTACCACAGGCGGCGCAGAAATTGGATCAACGGCACCTACTGGTTTAACAATTGGCGATTTCTGGTACGATTCTACAAATCAACAGCTATATGCTTACAACGGTTCTAGCTTTACACTGATTGGACCGCAAGCAGTAGCAGGATCAGCTACTACACAAATGCGTAGCGTCAGTTTAACTGACATTTTAGGTAATACTCATGCTGTTATTGAAGCAGTTGACAATGGTAATGTAATTTTTATTGTAAGTTCAGATAGTGATTTCACACTTGATGCTACTATCAATCCTATTACTGGTTTCTCAGTAGTACATCAAGGTGTAACACTATGTTACACTAACAACAATACACAACCTGGTCAAACAACAAGTAGCCATAGATTCTATGGTACAGCTACTAATGCTGATAGGTTAGGTGGATTAAGTGCTAGTAATTTTGTTCAATCAACAGGTGCTCCGCAATTTTCATCACAAGTTAACTTCGGTGATGTCGGTTTTACAGTAGGCAATCCGATTGCTCGATTAGCAGTCTTTAATCAAGGTGCATCAACACCGACTATTGCCAACCAAGTTAACAGCACAATTCAGTTCCAAACTACAGTCAGCTCAACAACTAAGTATCCATTACAACTTGTAGGTGCTGATGTACTTCCAGGTGTTACACTAACAAGCAACTTAGGTTCAAGCGGATTGCAATGGAATAATGTTTATGCTAACTATTATTATGGTACATCACAGCAAGCTGATGCATTAAACGTTGGCGGAAATTACAGAACAGCATCAACTTCTGCAACCGCAAATACTATTGCTACCCGTGATGCATCTGGTAATTTAACAGCAACTATATTTTCAGGAATCGCCTCAGCGGCTAATTATGCTGACTTAGCCGAACTTTATCTTGCAGATTCCGAATATGAAGTTGGTACTGTTGTAGTAGTCGGCGGAGAAAAAGAAATTACTGCCAGTACATGGGGTAAACGTGCAATTGGAGCAGTATCTGCAAATCCAGCATATTTAATGAATAAAGACTTAGAAGGCGGAACAGTTGTTGCACTAAAAGGTCGCATTCCAGTTAAAGTAATTGGAAGTATTAAGAAAGGTGATGAATTAATTGCATCAGATAATGGCTGTGCAGTAATGGCTGCGCCTCATGCAAACGGTGTATTTGCTATTGCACTAGAATCAAATGACGATACAAGTATCAAACTTGTTGAATGTGTGATCTTATAAAAAATAAATAGACAACTAGAAAAGGACACAGAATGGCAGGCGTAGGAACTAATATATTAGCATTAGATTATAATAACATACAATCTAAAATTTCACAAGTTTTAGGTGTAGGTTCTGGTACCTACGGCTACAATCAAACTGTTCTAAGTAGCCAAGTATCAGTAAATCAAAAAATTACCGCTGTGCAATGGCAAAATTTATACACTGATTTGATCTCTGCTCGAGGACATCAAACAGGTGCAAACGAAACTGGTAATTTAACATATCCTACTACTAGTACTACTATTAAAGAAAGTGACAGAGCGGCATATCAAACATATGTTAATACCATTGATACAAACAGATTAGTTACACCACCGTCTGGTCAAGCTACATTGGAAACTTATGCTACAGGCACTCGAACAGCAGCCTGGAACGGAACTATTACACATACAGTTATTCTAACATTTGCTGATGCTAATACTGCTAGATCATTTTTTAATGCTGGCGGAAATATACAAATATCAGGAAGTGAAGCACCTGATACTAGTAATTTAAAAAATAACAGTTGGCAAACCATGTTGAATAACATGGGGACTGTTAAGATGACATATAACGGTACAACTAATACGGGTAGCGGAACTGGGGTAACAACTACGGCGATTGGTTACCAGCAATTAACAACTAGCGCACAATTAATATTCCAAAAATTAACTGAACAGCCCACATACAGTCCAAATCAATATGACATTTATGCTAATGTAAACGGTACTGGTTCAGTGGTCACATTTAGCATACAATTTCAAGATCAATCAGCCCCAGGCGGGTTTGGTGTTGATGAGGATATAACTGGTACTCTTACAAGTCTAGTTCAAGGTTACCGACCATCCGGTGCAAATGTTTCAATTACAGCACCTACTGCAAGTTCTTCAGGACCTTAATCCCCTAACTAGTTGACAAGATAACTACTGTAGTGTATCATAATACATTACGGAGTTATCTATGGACGAAAAGATTGAAAAGGCGTTTGCAGTAGCCAATTATATGGCTACACTATCAAATCAACGCAGAATAATATTAGAAGAATACAATCAAAAATTAATGTATTATATTAATGGAGCCACATTTAAAATAACTCCAGAATTAATTAATTTTGTAAAAACTGTTTTAGACTTAGGACACGTGGACGATGTTGCTTTTTTAGATACCAACAGTTTTCCTGTAACAATAAATGACGTTCAAAAGTTTTTTGATGAGATAACATCAAAGTATTTCGAAGCAACAAATGATTACTCTGTTAAATTCACAGAGCTAAAAAGCAAAAGAAAAATTTCAGATATAGTTGAGCTATGAATATCGGTTCTGTAATTTTCGCTCAAAATAACAATACTATCGACTATGTTAAATTAGCAATTTTTTCTGCTAATAAAATTAAACAACATCTAAGTATCCCAGTTAGCTTAATTACTGATTCTAAAGATTGGGTACAAAAAATGTATCCTGATAACCCGTTTGATCAAATTATTGAAATTCCGGTTGATATAGCAATACAAAAGAAATATTTTCATGATGGGACGTTATCTTCACAACGACTAGATTGGAAGAATCAAACTAGAAGTAGTGTTTATAATCTTACACCGTATGACAGGACGTTAGTTATTGATAGCGACTACTTAATAAATTCAAATGTATTAGTTCCGGCATTAGATAATGAATACGATTTTCAAATATATCGAAATAGTTTTGACCTCGCCGGATGGAGAAACACTAGTGAGTTCAAACGCATTAATCAATACAGTATTCCATTTTATTGGGCTACTGTTTTTATCTTTAATAAAAATTCCATAACGGAAAGTTTTTTTAATTTAGTTTCATACATTAAAACTAATTGGTTATATTTTAGGAACTTGTACAGTATTGAAAATAATATTTTTAGAAACGATTTTGCGTTTAGCATAGCTATACATATAATGAATGAAAAATCTGCGGGAGGATTTGCAATAGATCTTCCAGGAACAATGTCATACATTACTGACAAGGATTTTTTAATAAAAATAGATGATAATAAATTACATTTTTTATTAGAAAAACAAAATCATCCGGGTGAGTATATAGCATCAAAAACTTCGGGAATTGATATGCATGTAATGAATAAATTAAGTCTTAGTCGATACATCGATGGAGGTTTAGGTGTCTAAAGGATTCTTATTATTTGCACAAAATACTGATACAGTAGATTATATTACACAGGCATATGCGTTAGCATTAAGTATTGTAATTAGCCAAAAAACTGTATCTAAAGTTTCATTAATGACTAATAATTTAGTTCCTAAAAAATATCAAAAAGTTTTTGATCAAATTATTCCGATTCCTTGGACTACTGACATTACTTCAAGTTTAGCAGGAGAGCATCGCTGGAAATTATATCATGCAAGTCCATACGAAGAAACTATTGTGTTAGATTCAGATATGCTATTATTAGATGATATTAGTATATGGTGGGATTATTGTAGTAACTATGATATTAAATTTTGTAATAGGATTAAAAATTACAAATTAGAAACTGTTAATGATACATATCACAGAAAAGCATTTATAGAAAACAAATTAACTAACCCATATTTCGCTTTACATTATTTTAAAAAGAGACCGAGCTCTCATGAATTTTATAAAGTATTAGAATTTGTTTGTAATAATTGGGAATGGTGTTACTCGCAGTTTGCTCCAGTCGAATATCAAAATTGGTTAAGTATGGATCTAGCAGTTGCTATCGCTATTGAAATATCTGGAATGCATGAAATTGCATTAGATAATTGTAGCCCTTTAGATTTTGTCCATATGAAAACTCCCGTACAAGGATGGTCACCTATTCCAGTAAGCTGGCAAGATACTGTACCATTTGTACTTAATTCAAAAGCAAATCTAGTTGTTGGTAATATCAAACAAACTAAGCTATTTCATTATGTAGAAAAAAACTTTATCTCTAAAAAAATCTTATCAAAATTAGAGGATTTATGTAATGGCTCGTAAACCTAAATTTGTGCAGTCTAAATTTTATGCTCACTATGATAAAAAGACTGGTGAGATATATTCCATTGGAAACGAAGTTAGTAATGTATATGATAATAGAATTGAAATAACTCAAGAAGATCATGATAAATTTTTATATGGACACGAAAAATTTTCTGATTATCTCATAGGTTATATTAGAACCATTGATAATAAAACAGTATTAGCACTTGCTCCTAAAGCTGATAAAGGCTACGCTTTTAAGAATAACATTTTTGAATGGATTTCAGATATACCGACTAAAGATACTGAGCTAGTTGTTACGTGGGATAAGGAAAATGAATGGTGGATATTTTCCTTATCAGATAACTGTAAAAAACGTATAGAAGATAATGTTACATCTGATGTACTACCATTTTTTGTTATGTTATCAAATGATTTTGATTTTTTAATTAGAACTATTTTTATTAGTATGCAAGATTTAGTTACATTTGATAATATAAAGAAACCATTTAAATCACAGATAGAAAAAAATATAGATAAAATTTCAATAGCGTCGACGATAGTATTTCAAAGTTATGGATTAAAAATAAATGATTAAAATTATAGAACAGGATATTATTTTCCTAAGTTATGACGAACCAAATGCAGAAAAAAATTATGCAGATTTAAGTGCTAAAGTACCGTGGGCTAAACGTATTCACGGAATTAAAGGCAGTGATGCCGCACACAAAGCATGCGCCGCATTAAGCGATACAGAATATTTTGTCACTGTAGATGCAGACAATATTGTTGACCCTAAATTTTTAGAAGTAGAAATTGATTTATCCGCACTCGGACTAACTAGCGAAAATGTCTTCAGCTGGTGCGGTCGAGTTCATGTTAATGGACTTATGTACGGCAATGGCGGCCTTAAATTATGGACACGCAAATTCGTTAATGAAATGCGAACTCATGAAAACTCGGATCCTACAGATTTAAAAGGTAAAGTAGAATTTTGTTTTGATGATCGTTATTATCAGTTTAACGAAAATTACTCAGAGAGCTTTACTAATGCAACACCGTTCCAAGCATGGAGAGCAGGCTTCCGTGAAGGTGTAAAAATGTCATTAGATCAAGGTGCAAGGATAAAAGATCTTAAATCGATCTGGTGGCAAAATTATCATAGATTGCTTATTTGGTCCTCGGTAGGTACAGATGTTGAAAACGGTATATGGTCAATTCTAGGAGCTAGAGAAGGCGCCTATTTAACTAATTGTACAGATTGGGATTATGCCAATGTGCGTGATTTTGAATATCTAACCGATCATTGGAAAAGACAGCATGATGGCAAAGATCCAGAAGATACTACAGCACATATTAATTTTCTGGCTAAAGAACTTAAAGATAAGTGCGGACTAGAAATCGCTAATTTGGACCCAGCAGGTAGTAAATTCTTTAAAACTGTTTATCAAAATACCCCAAGGATAATTCGCAAACGTGTATGATATAGTCTTTATTAGTTACCAAGAGTCGGATGCAGATGATAACTTTGCTAGTTTAAAAGCACGGTTTCCTTTAGCTAAACGTGTACACGGAGTTAAGGGAATACATCAAGCTCATATTGCCGCTGCCAAAAAATCATTTACTAAAATGTTTTGGGTAGTAGACGGTGATGCTGTTATACTTAATGACTTTAAATTTGATTACAGTGTACCTGAATGGGATCTGGATGTAGTTCATGTATGGCGTAGTATCAATCCGATTAACAGTTTAAGTTATGGATATGGTGGAGTGAAACTGTTACCGAAACAATTAACTATAAACATAGATACTAATACAACAGACATGACTATGAGTATTAGTAGTAAATTTAAAGCAATGGAATCAGTTAGTAATATTACAGCATTTAATACAGATGCATTTAGCACGTGGCGTAGTGCATTTAGAGAATGTTGTAAATTAGTAGTAATTAATAACCGAGAATCTTTAGAGAGATTAGATGTATGGTGCAAATTAATTGATACTGCCCCTTATGGATTTTATGCTTATTTGGGCGCACTTGCAGGTCGAGTATACGGTGAAAAAAATGCCTCTAATAAAGAGGCATTGTGTAAGATAAACGATTTTAACTGGTTACAAGATCAGTGGTCATTGGAAAGATCTCGGCTATCACCTGAGCACATGCAATAGCAACTTCTTGGTGTTCTTTTTGTGTACCATTAGCACTACGCAATTCAATAAAGTGAATCCAACTACGTAGTGTACCATTCATATACAAACGACTTTCGATAAGTCCTTCGGGTAGTACAGCACGAGCCTGTTCTTTTGCAATACCACGTTCGATAGCTTCTTGATAGACTAAGCGACTATGTTCAATGATGAGCTTTTGTTTGGCATCCCACCATGCTTGTAGCTCTGTATCGCCTGTAGAGATACTGTTCTGTCTATTTGTTGTGTCTTGGAGTCGTGCTTCTCGCAATACAAACGACAAGTCTTTAGTAGGGTCAGCATATCGCTGACTGAATTCTTGAAAGCTAAAGCTACGATGTCTGAGGATCTGTCGTGCAATATCTCTTGTTGTGGTAATTTCGATACAGGCGGAGACCATTTCGAGTGGGCTCCAGTGCTGGTGTTTGATGAGGTATCGGATGAGTTTTTCGGATGTGTCTGTGTTGAGCTGATTGGAGGGATTGCTGACACGGGCGCAATACGCAATGAGTTCTTGTGCATCCGAGATACCAAGATTTGAGAATTCCTGTGTAGGCTGGGAGTAACTGAGTAGTCGAACATTCATTATTTATAACTTCTTTTTCTTTAAAAAACGTTGAGTAGATTTTTCTATATCTTCACGAACTTTAGGTGTATCTAATTTGAAATCTACATCTTCAACTTTATCTTCGTAATTTCTGATAAGTTCTGACAAGTTTCTTTCAAAAGCGACCCATCCTTCTTTCTTGGTCTTAGCTGTTATTTTTATTTCCCAAGTTTTGCCATCTTTAAAATTGACCAAGACGGTATGTAAATATTTGAGAGGCATCACATTAAGTTCAACCTCACCAAATACCTCCGGCCAACACGCAATGACATCCTTGGGAAGTATTTTTCCCGATTTGGTCATTACTTAGCTTTTTTGGTCGGAACCAACTCCTCAGCTTTACGACGGAATGCTGCCGCCTCTTTAGCTAGTTTATCTGCTTGACTACGATAGAATTTTGCAGTTGCTTCGGGTGTTGCATTTGATCCTGGATCAACTACATCAGTCGATTCGATAAAAGTTGCACTTGGAGTAGCTTCAGATTTTGCTTTTTTCTTTTCTTCAATAACACTTTCTGCTTTTTGATTTTCCGGTGTTGATCCTGAATCGGGTCTAACAGCTAGATCATCAACTGAGATACCACGTTGTTCTGCAATAATCTGATTAAGCTCACTTAATTGTATAGTAGTCGATGGGTTTGGAACAAGCTCAATAGAACTTGTGCCCATCTTAAGAAGTAATCCAGATGAGTGTAACCACTTTAACATATTATTGCCATCAGTAAATGTTGAACGCATTAGAACCTCGGCAAATTCATATGCATCCTGTGATGCTTGACCTTCTACTAGATTGATGATAGAATTATGATATGAATCAGATAAGCTATCGGTTGGAATAACCAAGCATGAAGATGCCTCGCCTGGTAGTGTTCTATATGCTACTAACACTCTTTGCTTGGTAGAAATAATTCTACCAACGTGTTTTAGATCGGCCATATTATGCTCCTGGTGCGGATGCTTTTTGTGCGTCTGCTTGTTTTGCTACATTGCCTAGAAATGCTTCAAGTTTAGTGTAAGTTTGACCTACTGCAACCATTTCGTTTGGTTTAAAAGCACCGCGTGAACTTGCAATGTCGATAATAACTTTCATTGCTTGAAGGTCATTAATAGATAAGTCATTTGTTTGTTCTGGTGCCGCCGCTGGTTGTTCAGCAGTTGCAGTACTTTGTTGTTGTTCTTCTGACATAATATCTCCTTAATATGTACATATTTAATTATCTGGTTTGTAAAAGTGGGCAAGCAATCGTGAAGAAACTTAATTCTTTTTCACTTTCAAAACCTATTAAAGTAGTATACACAAATGTATTTGTGTTATCTAAGGTTATGCTCTGCCCAACATAATACCTATTATTTAAATTTTTACGTATCCAAAGGTCGATGGATTTGAGTAGATTGGGATTATATCGCTCAATGGATGTATATTTAAAATGCGGGCAAGCAAACTCAACCCTGCGTAGATCAAAATAATCTAAAGGATTAGGTTTGCCATTTTTTAAAGCCATTAAGCCAGTTCCTTGACTTCTTCGTAGTAAGCGTACTCGCCAAATGGTGGAACAATTTTGTCATTGCCGTGGATGATGAATACTGTATCACAGTAGTTTTCGTCACCCCAGCTACCCCAAGGATACCCGTCAGTAAACATGATAAACTTTTTAGGGTGAATATCATTTTCCTTCATGTATTCCCAGTTAGCATCGAATTCAGTTCCGCCACCGCCTATTGGTTCGTATTCATCGAACTCGTCTATTGAGTAGCCATTGAAGTCTGCTTCATTGTATACACGAGTATCAAAGCACCAAACTTTAATATTAAAGTCTTGATACTCTTGCATAATACCTTTAATCTCACTTAGGAAATCTTTGGCTTGCTCATCGCCAATACTACCTGACATGTCGATGCCTACACAAATATCAATTGTTTCTTTAAAATTAGTACCTGGAAGAATAGCACCCATATGCCAGCCTTTACGATTAGGACGCATAAAACTAAAGTCATCTTTAATAGTACTTTGAATTTGCTGACGGATGATTTCACGCCAATTCATTTTCGGTTCTGTAAGTTCCTTAATCATGCGTTGGATATTTGCAGGAGTATTACCGGCACCTGCGGCCTGTGCCGCCTGTAGTGTAGCTTCGCGAATTTCATCGCGAATTTGTTTTAATTCTTCTTTGCTATAGCTTGGGCGATTACCATTGGAATCTTTATCACCCCAATCGATATGTTCATCTAACAATTGACCGAGCGCATTTAATTGCTCTTCGTCCATTTCATCATAAATCTTGTCATAAATTTCTTCAGCACCCATACCGTAGTATTTTGGATCATGAAAAATTTTAATATCTTTAATTTGATGATCACCAATATGGTCACGTACTAATTGCCCGTTAACACAATAGTCAGCGGCGATATTAAAAATTTTAGCATCACGCCCTTCACGTCGACCCATATGATCAAACACGTTATGTAGAATTTCGTGTGCAATAACAAATTCTACTTGTTTAATACTAAGCGGTGTAAAAAATTCGCGATTAAAAAAGATAGTACGTCCATCAGTTGCGGCAGTTGGCAACCAATCGCTACCTTCTTCAATTTTAAGACGGGTAGCCATGTTACCAAAAAATGGATGGCGAAGTAGTAGACCCACACGGGCTACGATAATTTTATCGATAATCGGATCTAAATGTGACATTATTGCTCCTAAATTGTTACTATGTATATAGTATAACACCTCCCGAAGGAGGTGTCAAATACTACGAAATCAAATTATTTGCGAGATTCCTTGTCAGTAGCGGCCGCAATATACTTGCCAAATTTCGCATGGAATGCATCAAAACATTTGATTTCATCTGGATCTAACGGCAGTTTGTAAGTAGATAATGCCAATTTAGTACCCATGATAACTAATTCTGTTTCAAAATTATCCATCATAAATTGGAAAAAGTTATTAACTTGATCATTCCAATTTTTAGCATTTTTATCGCATGCATCTTTAAGTTCATAGCACAGGCTAATAGTCAAAGAATACATAGCTGAGATTTCTTTTGAATCCATTTTCTTAACTTTACCGATCAGAATATCTGTCGGGTTCGGCATCTTGCTAGCATGTTTACGATGCGCCATAAACTTAATAGCAAGACCTTCGCCAACTGAACCGCTCACTAAATCAGTTAGTGTATCTGCATCAGTATCGTCATCATGTAGTAGCTCAGATACAAATGACCAAGAACGTGGTGTAGCAAAAGCACGTGAGCTAGATTTCGGATCAAAGTCGTACAAGTCTTTCTTGCTAAAAGACAAGAAACCAACTACATCTTTGTGGATCTTATTTTCAGTAGCCCACTCGAAATAATCATCCCAATCAACAGTTAGTTCTAAGTGAACGAAACGGTTAGCTAGCGGAGCAGGCATACGGAATGTAACACCTTTGTCAGTTTCACGATTGCCTGCCGCTACCATTACAACATTGTCTGGCAATGAGTAAGTACCAACACGGCGATTCAAAATCAACTGATAAGCCGCGGCCTGTACACTAGGAGCCGCTGAGTTCATTTCGTCCATGAATAAGATAATAGTCTTATGCTGTTTTGCCATTTCTGCATCTGGCAATTCGCTAGGAGGAGCCCAAACCATTTTGCTAGTATTTGAGTCAAAATATGGAATACCTTTAATGTCAGTAGGTTCCCACAAACTCAAACGAACGTCAATCACATGAGCATCGAGCTCTGTACCAAGTTGTTTGATAATGTCTGATTTACCAATTCCGGGAGGACCCCACATGAAAATTGGACGTTTATTTTTAAACGCTTTACGGAGAGATTTTTTTGCACCTTTGGGACCAACGGTGCGGCTAATAACTTCGCTCATCTTTGTTTCCTATCTTAAGTAAGTTGCGGGTGGGTTTAAACTGTCTATGTAAGTATTATAGTATCGTTAGCTTAGAATGTCAATCATTATTCTGACTATCTAAATCTTTTTCACGCTCATTCATGGCTTTAATTAGTCCAAATTTTCTTATGTCGTCAGAAAACATGTATAGCTCAAAACTTTTACGTTCTGTGAAAACGGTAATACTTTCTTTTGTTAGATAGTAAGGACTATCCAAATATCTTTCCAAAAAGATAATTGTTTGCGGACTTAATTCAATTGGCTCAGTAAATGGAACTTCGTAAGCATTTAGTTCCAACGTATTAATCAAAAAATCATAACCGTCATCGCTTAATCGGAATGCATTTTTTTTATTAACTCTATTCGATTGCCACCATTGGTGTGAATATAGATTTACATTTGTTTGGTCAGTACTTTTGCCCCACTGTTGTAAAAAAATTTTAGTTAGGGTATCTCTATCAATCATGCTACTATTGTGCCAGATGTCAATTTGACAACTTGGAAATCTTTTGTACCAAAAGTTAGATTTAATTTTTTTGCCAAATTATGTGCATGACCCGGATTTGAAAAACTAACTTTTTTATATTTGGGTCCTGGATATGATGTGAGACTATTAAAGCTCTTTAGATTAAAGGGCTCGTTTTTATAGAATACAGCCCAAATGGCTTCTGCTTCTAAAATTTGTTCTGCTTTATACGTTTTTTTATTAACGCTTTCTAGTAGTACTTTAGGTTTTGGTCTTGACATAATGCGTATCCGAGATATATACGCATATATTTATCCTATTTGTTCTCATCAAATCCGCCACCGTCCATAGATACTTGCACGACACCGTTGTCTACACTATTCTTTAAATCATTATATAAGGACTCGTAATCCTGGTTTATTTTATCTAAAATTTCAGTTAATGCCAAGTGTAGTAATCGAGCCTGTTGAATGTTTATTTTAATCTCTTTTTGTTGAGACAATTCAGCAGATCTTAAAGATTGAACAAATTGTGTAATAGGACTTAGATTAATCTGATTTTGCATTGGCTAGTACCGTTTTCATTTCTAGTTCTGATTTAAAAGGTCCTTTAGAAGGATATCTTTCAATAGTAATTGCTTTTGGACAAAAACTTTTAACCCATCCTTTATCAAATTTAATTGTATAGTATCCTGCACAATATAAACTTTTACTAGCATTTGATTTTGTAAATAATGGTAATTTGCGTCTCACATCATACATTGCGTTAAACGGTTTACAACTAGTTGGATATCCATGACATTCATATGTGTCTGACTGTGTAACTTTAACTTTTGTTCCAGTTAAGAAAAATCCTTCGCCAAACTGTTTTGTTAAGTCTTGTTTTTTATTAAACATAACTTCTCCGTTCGTGCTCGATAAGATAAACTTATTATTTTCTTTTTTGTGTAGAGTGGCAATCTTAGAACCGTCTTTTTCAACAATCCAAAATTTACCATCTACGATCGGTTTAGCATGTATCTCTGTCATTTTATTTTCCTTTACAGTCGCAGGGTAATCTGCCCTGATAACAGTTACCTGAACATCCATCTTTAAATATTTTTTTAATTAGATTACAAATTAAAAAGGCCATGATGTTTCTTTTTCTTTAGTTACTACTATTCTTTCTAACGATTTAACGGGATCCCAGTCTTTACAATATTTCTTACGATTAGCACGACCTTTAGCTGAGTCTGGATCGTAGTCTATGTAAGTAAACTCTTTACCGTCGCATTCTGGACAATGACGATCATATTCTTCGTCCTGACGACAGTCATCGGCCATGCCGATCCATCCACATGCTTTATTGTCACATGTTTGGTCTGGTGGTTCAGGCGGTTGATTAACCCACGAGCTAGTGTCCCAATTATATCCTGACCAAGTAAGAACTTCACCAGTAATTGGTTTAAACTGACCATACTCCCATTCACCAAACTGTGAGCCGTCCCAATATGCTGACCCGTATGTTGTACCAAAGTGTTTCCATGTACAACTATAATAACCTGGGATAGTAGGTTTAACTTTCTTAAATTTGAATGTTTCTGACTTTTCCCATGTGCTTGGCCCTATACCATACGGAGGATGACCCCAATCTTTTTCCTCTGGGCTATACGTTTCCCACGAGTTGCTATCTTTTACAAGATACATACCAAAGTCTGAACTCTTGCCATCTGTGCTACCACCAAAGTTATCAATGTCCTCGCCGTCGTATTCGACACTATTAACTAATTCTTCACCGTCAATTTCATCGTATCCTAATACTAGTTTTTCAATGTTAAACGGTTGTGTAAGTTCTATCTCACCTTCAAAGAATGTGCCCTTTTCGTTACTGCTACCAATGAATACTACAGTGCCAGCAGGCTTACTACCAATCCATGCTTCGTCATTACATGACCAGCAAGGGCTATCTTCACTGCCTCCATCGCAATCTTCTAATGATTTTTCAAACACTACATTACCGTTTTCGTCTTCGATTTGTAGTGTACCGGCGTTGCGGCTAACACCGTTAGTATGCGCCATGTCATCACATTCATACCATTGTCCCGGATGGAATGGCAACATGTCAATGTCAAGTTCCATTTCTTCTACACGATCCTCATCTCCCCAGGCAATATCAGACAAGTTAACACAATTTTCTAAACAGTAATCGTATACTTCGCGACTAGTAGTACCCATGACTTTTTCACCGCCGTAACCCCACATGCTAATTTTATATGTACGTGGAGTGAATTTAAGGATTTCCATCAGTTCATGTTTTTCTTCTTTAGTTGCCATTTATATCTCCTTATACTTGGCTTGAAACGGTTCAGCATACGATTGTATATTGTCTGCAATCTTTTTCATGTCCCATGTATTGCAGAATTTAAGCATACGAATACCTACTTGGTCTATAGTTTTAGGTACTGCATTTGCCTTAATTGTTGCTTCAATCTTTTCTTTAATATCAGCGGGTTGTGCTGTTAAATCGCATAATTGTACATTACGTTGATAATCTTCTAGCACACGATGTTCTACTCCATTGTGGTCAGTCCATCTCTGCAACATGAGATTGTTCCACGCATATCCGCGGCTGTTACGATCTTCGAACGCTTCAGTAAGACCAACTTTGTTTTTAGAACCTTTAGTACGCACACCTGGATACGCCGAGAAGACATTATCACTGGTATCACCACGCATACATTTCTCGAACAGCATCCACTCTGGATCTTGTGCTGGCTTTGCTTCGCCTGTCTTTTTGTCTTTAACGGGTTTGCCTTTGGCATCAAATATTCCTTCGTGTGTAATATGTAAATCGCCTACACCGTTATATTGACTAACATTATGTGCAATTAATTGTGCAAAATCACCGTCTGTCGAAATAATAACGTGTTTAGCATCGGGGTGGGTCTGTACCCATCCTGCAATTAAATCATCTGCTTCTAGATTAGGGTGTTGTAATACTGTAGAATTTGTTTTTTCGTTAATAAAATTTTTAAATTCGTCAAATGCTTCCCAGAACAGTTTATCTTCTTCTTGTTGTTTTTGTGTCATTGCATCTCGTGTTTCTTGTCTGTTAGCTTTATAAGGTTTATAAAAATCCTTACGCCAGCTACGACCTTCGAGACAGAACACTACGTGAGTACCACCGAAGTCTTGCCACGCCTTTTTAATGCTGTTGAAAGTAATATGAAAAGCCATGCCAAGTTTAATATCAGCACTACCTTGTACCACATGTCTAGCACGAAAGAACGTGTTAGCAGTATCAACTATAATATATGTCATTCTACCTGCGCCTTGCCATTAGGCAATCTACTTACGTTAATATAACCGGCCCCGCGATTCGGACTTTGTCCTTCTTCAACTAGCATATTGCTAGCCAAATCTCTGAACCAGCGATCTACGATTTCCTCTTCTGGATCACCGTCGAAACCGTAACCAGCTTGTTTCAATTGTACTATAAATTCACTGTTCCAGTCAAGTTCAAAAAAGCCGTTTCTAACATTGTCTTTATTGACATGTGTATCTAAAACTGCTACATAGGGTTCACCACGTAGCGTAGCTCTTTCTTTTGGTGTTGCCTTTGCTTCTTGTTCGGCAAGCTGTGCCTCGGCAGCAGATGCTACTGCCTTGGCTTCCATATCTTTAAGAGTCTTTAAGTTTTCTTCTAACTTATCGATACCTAACATCTTCTTAAACAAATTTTTAATCATTAAGTCCCCCACTCATTTTTAAATAATGGCACTTGTAAACGGTCACTATAACGTAAGCCGTTTTTCATAGCCAATATTGCTACATTTTTATTGTTCATTGCGTACACACTTTCTACGCCACCTACTGGCATTAAATAAACATGTCCTTTAAATCCTGCCGTACGATAAGCCGCAATAGCACATTCTGCATCAGCAAAGTCTTGTTCTGTAGCAATAACAAATTTCAAATATGCTGTACCAAAGTCTTCGTACTCACAAACTACTTCTGGAAGTATTGCGTCTTCCCACTTCTCGCCACTACACGGAAGTTTAGCACTTACTGAAAATGTAACTTCTCTAGCAAAATCTAAATTAGGCATTTGCCATTTTACTAGATATTCTTTAAACTCTTCTGTTAGCTTTTGAGTGCCGTTTGTTTCAAATGTAATTTCTTTTAAGCCTGACATTTTAGGATGATCTAACAAGTCTGGATAAGCACGTTGCCAACCTAGTAAAGGTTCGCCACCTGTAATTACCAAGTGCTCGTCTTTCCAATGATCCTGCGGAAGAATTTCCATAATGCGATCTGCAATCGCTTCACTGGTAAGCATTGGGCTTAAATCTTTAAACTCTGGCATCCAGCTTGCATAACTATCACAGCCTGTACTAACAAGCGGAAGCTCTTCGTACTTTTGAAAAGGTGTAACCAGACTATGTGTAGCCGCAATACCAGCGGCCTCCATGCTTAATTCGCCACGTGGCATACCAAATCCAGCACACTTAAAGTTACAACCAAATGTACGTAAGAAAACAGACGGTACACCCATGTAACGTCCTTCACCTTGCACACTATAAAATAATTCTGCTATTTTGATTTTACTCATACGCAATCCTGTTCATTTGCCATTTTCTTTATTGTAGCACGTTCTTCTTTATTTTGTCTAGTATTACGAAACATATTAACATCTTCTACAGCACTTAGTAGTGTATGTGCATAATTGAAAGCCTGTTGTTTATGCATAATTACAGTAGACTCTGTATCGATGTAGCCTTTGGTTAACAGTGTCCAAATAGCATGCCAGCGAGTTTTACTCCACCAATTGCTTTTTACAGTTGTATAGATAGTAACACTGACTTCGTGGTCATCTGCTTCTACCCATACATGATGATCGTGATCGGCAGCGCCACAGTTGCAAGTAACACGATAAACTTTTGAGTCTCCCCAATCGTTTGTTTTCATAATGCCTTCGGCAGGTACTTGTATTTCTAATGATGTCATTTTGACGCATACTCCTGTTGCATTTTAATATTGTCAAAGAATTCTTTCTTTGTACCAGCATCGTTGGTAAATGCACCTTTAAGTACAGTAGTCTGTGTTAGACTAGAGTGTGCCATAATGCCGCGATTCTCACAGCAACCATGTGTTGCTTGAATGTACACGCCTAAGTCTGTTGCGCCTGTGGCTTTTTGGATTTCCCTAGCAATGTCATTGCAAAGTTCCTCCTGGAGAGTACCTCGACGGGCACACCACTGAGCGATCCGCGTATACTTGCTAAGTCCGATGAGTTTCTCAGCCGCAATAATACCAATATAAGCAACGCCAACAACGGGTTGGTGATGATGGCTACACATACTGCGAAGCTCACTACGGACAACCAACATACCTTCGTAACGGTCCTCTGAATCATTTGGGAACGCTGTTGCGTCTGGTGCTGGTTCATATCTTCCTGCCATTATTTCATTAAAGTACATTTTAGCAAGTCGCTTCGCAGTACCATGCGAGTTAGGATCATTTTCACGATCAATAAGCAATCGATCAAGTACAACTTCAAATGCTTCTGTTGCTTCATCGATTAGTTTCTCTACATCGCCCTCGTGCAAGTAATCACTAATATTATCACCCGCCCAAAAGCGTTTCCGGTCACGTTTCATCTTAAAGCGTATGGCATCGCCTAGATAGCCTTCTTCATAGCCCTTGTCGTCTATGTTTTTATATGTTACTGATTCAGTCAATTTATTATTCTCCGAGTTAATGACGTGGATGTCTTTGTATTAGTATACAGTTTTATTTAGGTTTTTGCAAGTTTTCCTTAGCATTTTCTGCTCGAAGTTTACGACAGCCTTCTTTTACTGCAATAGGATAGTCTGGACTTATTTCTGCAATTGAACAATCATATTTGACAATCATATGCGGATTTGAATAATTCCACCAGATCGCAAAAATAAAACCTATAATACCCAATACTACGACGCTATAAAAATCTAAATTTTGTCTGATAATAGAATCTTGCATAATTGATAATCCTTTTTTGAGGTAAAAAGAAATCGCATATCTTCATATCGTGGATTATATGTATATCGATCTCCTGGTAATCCAAATACTTCTACAACACTGGCACAAGTTTCATTCCACCAATTATTATCTTGATTATGCCAGGGTATTACAATTTCCCATACTGTAGTAACAGTATTTTCTGTCATTTGTTTTCTAATGCCTTAAGTTCATCATTAAGATAATCTTTATATTCAATCAGTAATGAAATTTTCTTATCATTTCCAGATTCGGCAGCCATTTTTTTAATATCGGATTCTACCTGTTCGATTTTTTCTTTGAGATTTTCTATAGATATCTGATTTAATTGATCCACTTGTCTCATTTTTTAGATCCAAACCGTAATCCAGTCAAACTACCAAATATTAAAAAGTAAGCCAGCCATGTTTCCCATGTATATGGAATATTAAGTACTGGAAATAATATATTCAAGGACCAAATGCCGAGCAACGGTCCAAATATAACGGCAATTGCAATTAATGTAATGCCTAAAATTAATTTAATTAATGCTGATGTCATAACCAAAAATCCTCCCAAGGATAAACTAACCAACAATCTTCTTCTGCTTTATTCACAGTCCAAACATAATAATCTGGATCTTTAAATTGACTGCTAAGATTATGTGTTAAAACCGCAAAGCGAACCGAATCCCCCCAAATAGTTTCCCAATTAGGATGACCAGGCAATGCACTCGATTCCCAATCATGCTTAATCCAATTAACAGTAGATCCTTGATCATTGATATCATCTACAACAAGGATCTTTTTGCCTTCGAATGCATCTTCTGCCATGCCACAGTTGCTAACAGTGTCTCCACCATCACGCAGACTAATGTCTAAGCTGTTCATTTTAATACCTGTATATTGACTAAGCAAGTTAGCAGGAACAAGGCCGCCTCTAGTAATGCCAACAATATAATCAGGTCGCCAATTATGATTGCTCATTTGTCGAGCAATGTCTAAACACGCACCCTCTACTTGTTGCCAAGTATAGTAAACTTTTTTCATGCAGTTAAACCGTTAGCTAATGATTGCAATTCTTCTTTAGTCATAAAGAAATTATAAGTTTGCGAATCACGAACTAGTCCGTCTTCATCTAATGACTCTTGAATAATGTCAAGGCTAAACAATCCCTTAGGCGCAACTACTTCGTGTTTTTCTAAACGAATTCTAAAACCAGAATTCTCTTTAATAGTCACTTCTGTTGCAGTATGCGCTATTGATTCATGTAATTCTTTCATCATTCATCTCCTTTAATTGCTTCGAATGTTCTGTATTTTCCCAAAGCATTAATGTAGTCATCGTATAACTTCTTTAACTTTGGGTGCTTTTTTTCTAGTTTAACATCTCTTTCTGGGATTTGCAAGAGTTTTTCCATTGTCTTTAACCGTTCTTCTAGATCTCTTCCGTTTATTACTACATTACCCTTTACTTCTAAACTAGCAGGATTTTGTTTAACAATCATTACATTGTCAGTTGGATTGGCCCATGTTGCACCATTAATTCCTGTAGATGTATAAATTTGTCCGGCACCGCCTGTACCCGATGCAAGGGTATAGGTAGATCCGGTAGTATTAGATAATGTTATAGTTCCAGAACTACCGGTTAATCCACCGCCATTAGTTATTGTGCCGTTTCCTACTGTATAAGTATAAGTCATTATGTATCCACTTGTTGTTAACGAAAAAACCCCATTCTCTCGTTTGTGGTCCGGGCATAAACAATGTCCAAGCAGTTACACCTTCTTTTAATTCAATACGATGATAACTGTTGGGACTACAAATACGGAAATGTCCGGGTCCACGCCATTTACGAATTTCACAAGACTTTGTACCGTCTGCATTGAATTGGGGAATCCATTCGTAATAGCCGCCCTTTAAGATTAACGTGGCGTATGGCCACGGGTGATCATGAACATCGTCCGGATCACCTTTTAAAAACTTATGTAAAAAAATATTAAACGGAAAAGTCTTGCGTTCTTTAAGAAATAGGTAGTAACGTTCTAAATACGGCTCGTTATCTACTCGATCCATGATAATACGTTTACGGCCAAGACGTTCTAAAAGTTTAAGTATCATTTGATTCTTTCTAATAATGCGTGTGCTGAGAAAAAGTTTTCAGTTAAATCATGTGTCTGTTTGCGAACTTGTGGAATTCTAGTGGAGTAGTTATCCATATGTTCTATTATTCTACGACATAAATCTGGACGATATACAGTATATGTATCATAGTCGTTAGTCCACACACTCGGATACTTGAACGTATCATAATACATCTCAGTATAACTTAAACGATCCGGAACCATAGGAATAGCGTCAACCACCGCACCTTCATAGCAACTAATGCCTAGAGTTTCTTGTAAGTTAGCACTAAACACCATCTTCGCTTCGCCTAACAGGTTATGATATTCATTTTTTGTTAGTTGTTGATCCTGACACACTACAAATTCATACTGCGGTAAGTGTGTAGCTAGGTCTCGAAAAATCTCAACTTGCTTCTCAGGTGCGATGCGATGCGGAAAAAGAATAAGATCACGTTTGGGCATATTCTTATACATGGTTAATGTATCAGCCATATATTCCATTGGCCAGCCTGTGCGCACAAATCTAGGATCTTCTCCTGCAATAATATCTGCTAGGTCTTCTTCTAGCCACGGATTTTCTGTAGGATAATCGTTTAATAGATTAGTAACAAACATTCGGATATGAAAGTCTGTGGCAAAGTAGTTGTGATCAAATGCGTGGAAGAAACTTTTTTCAGCATTTCTAACCCAAGGCTTGTTGCCAACTAGTCTGCCTAAAAAGTCTTGAGGATCATATGATCCAGCATGCCACAAGCCGTGTGTTGTTACTGGGATGCCCAATAACTCACTCATATACTTTAAATTTATAATGCCCGGATGCCAAGCGTCAGTAAAAATAAAGTGGTCGCCGGGATGAACGGATCCGCTACAAAATAAACGGCCCATTTGTTCAACTTGAGCAGACTTGTATATATTGGTGCCACCAAAATTAAGAAAAGCACCAGGAGTAGTGGCTGTAGGAATATCCGTAGGCCCAGAGATAATTTGAACATTGTGTCCTGCCTTTCGTAAGAGAGCAGGTACATGAGTCTTCCACTGACCCGTGTACCTTGTCTCGACTGCTTCTAGATCAATTAAAAAAATTGTCATTAATTGTACCGTGGCTTATTACCTTGATATGGTTTACGTTCGCCATTGAACGCTTTTTTTGGACGCTTGCTTTTTTCGTAATTGCGCCATGCCCAACTGTCTCTGTTGTAGAGATGACTTTCATCGAATGGAAACATTTCCAAGCGACAAAAATCATGATATGTCTCAAGGTCTTCAAAGACCTTTACTACATCGGGACGATTTTCAAAATAATTATATTCTTTATAGTTCTTAGCCATTGCAGCCTCTTTTAGTATTTGATAAAACTACCATTTTCTCCGTCTTCGGAGATCTCAATCCAAATCTCTCGACTTGGATACTTATTGGAAATAACATCAAACAGATTGTCTGACATCATTTCACAACTCTTGTAGTCAAGGCTTAGAGTGGAACCTTGACCATTATACAGCGACTCGAGCCATCGTTTGAACTGGATGAACTCGATGTCCCTGTCATTATGTTGCACACTGATCCACACCCTGAAATGAAAGATGTGGCGATGAGGGTAACCCAAAAACGATACATCATATTCATCTCCTGTAGCTAATGCTGGATCTGTTAGTGCCGCAGGATATTTATGAATACCTTCTTTGCGGAAAGTAACCCAGATCATTTTGTTTGGTCGTATGTCTTGCTTAATATTCATCTTATACCTTTAAAAATATATTGCCGCTAATTGAAATTCTTTCGTCATCTGATGAAAAGAATGGATTCACACCATGCCACATCTCTGCAGGAAAAAATAACATTTTACCTTCGTATAATGAATCAGCATCAATTGAAAACTTATTGATATCACCTAACGAATCGATAAATTGAAAATAGAAAATTCCGTTGCTATTTCTAAATGAGTTAACTGAATTTTCTGCTATCCTTTCGTCTTTTATATTATAAGGGATTTTAATCCACATTACAAAGCTATATACGCCCGAATGTTTATGCGGAGGGTTGTATTCATGTTTCTTTTGAAAGTTCACCCATAATGGGCCAAGCTCAAATGATGATGGATTTAATTTAAGATTTTGCAAAACATCACATCTTATACCGGCATGTTTAAAATGCCTTTCATATTCATTTACTAATTCTAATGATAGTTGTTCAATAATCGATCTTGAATCGAACATTTCAAATTCATTTGCGATTTGACCAACAAGTTCACTAGTCATCTTTTTAGCAGTAGTTCTGTTGTTTGAAATATTGTCAATTTCGTTTTTTACAAAAGAAAGAACGTCAGCAGGAATATCGGCTAACAAGAAGCCTCGATTAGGTATCGGATGGACTTTATAATTTATCACTTTATGATTTCATCGTTTGTATATTCATCCCAATTGGTAAAATACTTGCGTTGTGTAATAGCACCAATTGGAATACACCATACACCTGGATTAGTTGCATCAAAATCTTTATCATCAATTTTAATTGTAGCATTATAGCCTAGTTGACTTAGATAAGGCAATTTTACACTAATTTGTGGAATAAATCTACGATTTTCGGTTAAACCGCTCTCGAGAAGACCTTCATGTTCGCACACGTCAAAGTCTAAAGTACACCAGTATCCTGCATCTAAACAGCTTTTAATCATGTCTTCCCAAGGTCGCCAACCTTCTACATCATTTACACCTTTAGTTTTAAAACTTTGATTAGCACCAAAGTAGATATGCTTGATACGTTTGCTTTCGTCAAGATAAGTCTGTGTATCATTTGCAATATGTAATACTGTTTGAGGATCGTGTGTGCCTACTACAAATAGTGTACGCATACCAAATGCAGGAGTACGCTCTATTTCTGAACCAATAAAAAAGGTGACGCCTTCGCTTGTACCACTAGTATAATCACGTTTCATTTTTTTCTGCCTGTAATTGTTCGTATCGTTTAAACATACGTTCAACATCTTCCATACGTTCAGCAAATATGTCAGCACTTGTTTGCGATACTTTTTTCATATCGTATTCGCTAGGATAATGTCGTAAACAAGCTCTAGCTTCATCTTTAACGGCTTTAGGAACTCGGGGAGTAGTTAATAACCTTAAGAGAAACCTCTGGGTCTGCATTACTGCTCGATATCGTTCATCAGGTAGTGTCATTTAAAACTCAAAAAGTGAATCGTTTAAAATAGGTGTTGCTTTCTCTGATTTTACAGCTTTTAGGTCACTAAAGTCAACCGCAGGAAAGCCAAACTCGTCTGCTTTGGCACTAGCATTGGTAATTCGATCTCCTGTATTACCTCTAGTACCGATTATGCTATCAAAATATGATCCATAAAATTCAACCAAATCGAGCGCATCTTGTTTGTTATCGATAGAAAATATTAAATCTACGATATCTTTAAATTTATTTGGAGCAGGACTATAATCTCTATGCGACCTATCTGCGGTAGTAGCACTTAACATAGCTGGAATTATTCCAGCATCACTTTGGCGATTAGCTTCTTGTACGGCATTACAATGCATCCAAACATTATGACCCATCATAATTGCATAGGTAAAACTATCCCAACTTGTACGACCTTCTTTACCTACTTTATTTAGGTCACCGGGTGCATAGATACAAATGTCTTTCATCTCTACTTGATCGATAATCGGACTGGTTTCAAACCTATCAAAGATATTATCTTGTACTACTGCGTCTTTGAATAATCTTGTGTCTGTCGAATATTTTTTGTCGTCTGCAGAAGCCTGCATACGGTAAACCCATTTGTCACCGTCGGGAGTTTCCGTTGCCATATAGATTTGTCCATTTGCTGTGGCAAGGAACGGTGATGCGCAATCAAAAGAGATGGTAAAGTTTTCATTATGGTATTTCCTAACAGCACGTTGAATATCGGTTAAAAGAACTGCCCACTCTAATTTAGAAGTGCCCAAGAAGTGCATCCAATCCTGATGACCTTTTTCAAGAAGTCCATCGAATCGTAATGTTACTAATCTTTTTAATACTAGATGAACATCGCACATATTCTGTCCACCCATTGCCCAACCATTAAATGGTTTATCATATTGGTTAGGATCACAGAATTTTTTCATTTCATCATACCAGTTTTCGGCATCGATATGATTTTCACCTTGTAATACATTTAAGAATTTACAAGCGCCTGTACGATGTTTAATGAAATATTCATTATTATACTTTGTAGCTTCTACAGCTTCTTGATAAGTTGAAATACCAGTAGCCCTAATGCCAGCCGGACTACGGCATACCCACGCTGGAATATCTAAGACCATACCATAGTCCATAAGGGTATCCATCCAGTTTAACACTAGTTCACGTTTTTTCTGTGCGGCATCTAATTGTGCTTGATAAAGTTTAACATGATCAACTTTAGTATGCTTTGGATTACCATTCTTATCTGTTTTAGGATGACCTGTAGGATGTACTTGTGGAACTAGTTCAACACCTTTGGCAATCGCTTCAGCCATACGTTGTGCAACTACTGGTCCTGTAGGATCATTCCACTCGCCTTCCCATACACCTTTACCAATCTGGAATCCTCCAGAATCACCTAGTACCCAACTAGTAGTACGATCTCTGTTACGAAACATATCTTCACTGTCATCTTGTTTAGATAAATCTAGATTAGCATGACCAGCTGAATACAAGCAATGATCATAATAAAACATACCCTTATCAGGTTCAAGATAATTTAAACCTTCAACACCATTAGTAAAAGATTGAGGCAAACGTGCCGGATCAACATAGTTGCCGTAACGTTGTTTGCCTATGAACGTACTATAGAAACCAGATGTTGCTGGTAAAAAATATGCATAGTCATTTTGTGTAGCTGTTAAGTTTTTATTCAATTCGACCCCACTTAATTTTTAACCAAATTCTTTCGTGTATGTAGTAATCTATGCTTAGAAGAATATGTAGTGCCGTGGCAAACCCTGTAGCACTACCGATATCTCCGGTAAACAAGTATGTCCAAAAAATAGTAAACAACCAAGCAGTAAGTCTGTATGTTAACATTCTTACTATTGTTCTTTTTTTAGTTTCCATTACTTGCTTTGTGCTGGAAGGATATAATCGTACATAGCGATACCGCTGTCTACTGTAATTTGTAATGCACCTGCATCAGCAATACGCATTGTAATATCGCCGCTGAGACCTAAAATACTTTGCACTTGATTAACAGGCCAAGACCACTTTTGTTTTAATTTACCTGTAACACCGCTTTGGAAAGTAAATGATCCTGCGTGTGTGCTTGCATCACCGAAACTAAAAACTAGATTATTACTATCAGTACTAACTTGAAATGTTGTTTCCTCAGTGTGTGCCGCCGCTTGGTATTTTAAACGCTGTATACTAGAAACAGTTGGTTGGAATTCGACATCCCATCCTGATCCTTTATATTTTACTGATTTTAGTTTTTCGTTAATAATATCTTGATTCATAAAACGATAGTCATTTTCAAAGTCGCCACTGGCATTTTGAAAATGTAGACCTGTCGGAATGTCATCACCATTTCTATTTTGCTTAACTACGCTAATGCCTGCACCCTCTTTGTATTCAGGACACTTTAAATGCAAATCTAATTTATTAAGATTCGGCATACCAAATGTACCTTCAAGATTATCTACAGGATTATGTGTAGTTGCATTTAATATTACTGAACGATCCTCTGCCATCGATTCAATCTTAGTTTCTTTATCTGATGCAGTTACCTTGACCAGAGGTAAAAAGCCCAAACTATGTGTATGGGCTACTAGGTCTTGTAAAAAGTCTTTCATTTATGATTCTCCATGTGTTATGATTATACTTAGATTTTTATTAAAGGTCAACGTCTTTTCTTACCGTTTCGTTATAATCTATTGCTGAATCTAAAACAGTAATAGGTTTATTTAGGCCGTAGGCATATTTTCTAAATGATTTTGTGTCTTTTGGAAAGCAATGTCCGCCAAACCCACGACCTCCATCTGGACCAGGAACCTGCGTATGTGATCCGCCAATCCGTTTGTCCTGTGTAATCAAACTACGTACAGTATCATAATTGATTCCACTAGCTTGACATACATCATATATCTGATTAAAAAAAGATACTTTGGTCGCTAAAAAAGAATTGATACTATACTTTGTTATACTTGCTTCTTCAACAGAGCAATAGAATATGCTTTTAAGTTTAGTTAATGAGTTTTTAAATAAATTCTCCCATACCCTATTTGAATCTACACCGCCTAGAATCATATAAGTCTGATCGGCAAAGTCTTTATCAGCAGTTGCCGAACGTAAAAATTCTGGACTATAACAAATTTCATGCTGAGGATAAATTAATTTTAATGCTTCTATAACATCAATGCTTATGGTACTTTTGATTAATACTGGCATTGATATCGGAACCTCATCAAGTACTCCGCATACATCTCTGCTATCACAATTACCGCTAGGGGTACTAGGAGTTCCAACGCAAATGATAATACCATCTGCATCATAATGATCGACGATCTTATCATCGGTATATTTAGGATCTACGATTACAAGATCATTATCTTCTTTCAGAGAATTAGCAACAGCCTTGCCTACGAATCCATAACCTGCAATTATAATTTTCATATTAAAACTCAAATAGTGAATTAAAAGTATTCTTTTCTTCAGTGCTGTTAATGTCCCATTTTAGAACACCGATTAGATTATCTAACTTGTTGTCAATAATAGTCTGTTCCATCTCTGCGTGATCAAACGGTAAATCTTTAAACCATTGTGGCAGTCTTAGCTCATCTACTGGGTATGCAACTGATGTAAATCCCAGCGGATTGGGTTTGAGTTTACATACGATAACTTTTGCACCGTCAGTAATACCCATACTGTACTTGTCACCATACATACGTTTGAGTGTATTCCAGTTAATACTAGCTCGAACATGTCCAGGCATGTTAGTCTTACCTGCTTTAGTTTCTTTACCTTGATATTCGGTTATCTTATTTGCACGTTTTGGACTACCTTTTTCCCAACCAGGTCGACCTTTGAACAGGGTACGAAACGTTGTAATCATATCCAACACATCTTGTTCTTCTTTGCCCATTAGAACCATTTCAAGAACATCGCTTAAAAAGTTCTGAATAAATTCAGGAGTGTCACTGCGCTTCAAATCCAAGCCCATGGCCTTGATCTTACCTGGTTTACCATCTACGTCTGCACGTTTGCCTTCTTTATCGTAGTAAAGAACAGCATAACGTTTTTTAGTAATGAACAAACTCTTACTGCCAACAATCTCACGACCTGCTTTAATAACTTCACCGCGGGTCTTTGGTACATGGAATGTATCTAACATAAACTGAGGGAATGTTTGATTAACTTCTTCTCCGATTTGATCATACAACTGTATGACATTTTCTTTAGTCCAGGGAATATGACCAGCATCGATGTCTTTTTGCAGGGTCTTATAAGCACTAAAGTAACATGAGTCAGTATCACCATAGATAATGGCTTTGCCGCGATAGTCATATTCTCCAGCAACAATCTCATTTACTTTAGCCGCCATATGTTTAACAATCTGACGACCTGTTAAAGTAGTTGATTGTCCAATACGTTTGTCAAAGAATCTACAGCCGGGATTAAGAATAGCACCATACAAACTGTTCAAGTTAATCTTCTTAACTAACTGTCGCTTGTCCCAGTATTCTTCTTCGATCTTATTACCAGCATTGATAGCTTCTTTAAGTTTAGCCTGCATTTCCTTACGTTCTGCATACCAACGCTTGAGTAATCCAGGTATAACACCTTCTGTTTCATGCGAGAAAATAGTACCATTAGCACTTATCATCCAAGGTTGATTGCTTTCAAATATAAGTCTATATACTTCTGCGGCACTTAGTACATCAACATCGCCGTTTTCCCAGTCGATCGTAATTTCTGTTCCAATCTCCTGATTCATAACAGCAGTATACTCTAGACTACCGAACATACCTTCCCATGCCGCGGCAAAACTTTTACCTTTTGCCATTTGTAATTCGATATATTCGTCAGTCATAGTTTGACGTAATTGACCAATAATAGTTTCCGGACCCATATTAAGCGCACGAATGGCACTTGGATATAGACTGTTAATGTCTAGTGAGCCAATCCAATCGTGAATACCTTCTTTAGGATACGCTACATACGCACCTGCCGCAGAGTTATCTTCACGTTCATCCATCTTAGTGCGGTTTGGCACTTGCATATTACGTCTATGGGCTTCGTTAATAATAGCCTGTTCAGTAACAGCCACAGCACCCATTGTTGTTTGTAGCAATACTGTACATTCATGTGCTAGTGTATTAGCAAGATCTAAGAATTTTAATTTCTTATCTAAGTCGTCTAATAGTTTACAGTCATTGCGATTATACTCAATAAATGTCTTAAAATCATTGTTGTATAATTGGTCGAGCGTACCTTCATATTGTGTTTTACGTTGACCTAACTCATATTCCGCAATGGCGTCAAGTCTATAACTGTGGCGTTCTTCATACGTATACTTACGGTACAGCTCAAGATAGTCTAAGTGAACGCGACCAATATAGTCATAGGTTACACTATCACGACCAAACTTTTCATATTCTCTGCGTTTAGGAAATTGATCAAACAAACAGAAGCGTCGAGTATCTTCTTTGCTTAATACCTTAGTAACACGATTAGTGGTGTAAGGAATATCGAAACCTTCTGAATTCCAACCACTTAATATATCTGCATCTTTGATAAGATCTAAAAAGACATCTAGCATTTCTGCTTCTGTTTTATACAGCATAGTGTTTGGAAATTCTTTAACCTGCTCCAATGCAGTTTCCATTGTAATAGTCTTTGGCGGAACTGCTAGACATACCATGGTCTCCATCCATTGTAGGTAAACAGCGATAGCAGTAATTGGCATGAACGCATCATCGGGTGATGCATAGCCACGTTCTGGATCGAAGTCTACCTCAATATCGAAAAATGCTACATTTAGTTTTGGAGCATCTGCATTAAGATAGTTTTCACTTAAGGTTACAAAGATTGGATTGATGTCTGATTCAAATAACTGCTTACCTGAATTGATTGCTTGTTCTTTACGAAGTTCTTTAGTATTTTTACAGACGATCCGTTGTACAGGATCTCCATAAATTGATTGATGTTTACCCTTAGGGTCTTTTACATAAAATGTGTGGCGTACAGGAATGTTTCTAAATTCCCTTTCACCTTTTTTATTGCGTTCAACGATCTTGATGACATCGTTTTCGCGATCAAACCATGCGTCTACATAAGACATAAATTTTCTTCTCCTTTATCATTTGAGGCTGACAAATACCTTCATGCGGATTATGGCCCGCTGACCTTTCTATATACTACTTATTAGATCTTTTTAGTGATATCTAAAATAGCTTCAATTTCTGCCCAATCTTCATTATGAGCCGACCAATCGCCTTTATGTGCAATCTTAATTGCACGGTTAATAACACTTGGCTTAATTTGCAATTCTTCTGCTACTGCCTTAACTGTATCTTTCAAGCCTTCATTTAAATCTTCAATTTCACGAAGAACAGTTGATCCTTCGCTGATTAATCTTTCTAGTTTTGCCTTTTCTTCTGGACCATAATTTCGACCTGACATTTAAATCTCCTAAGTTACATGCCTATTATATATTATATATAATAAATTGTCAAGCGTTTATGTTGGATTTGGTTGATTAAAATTTAGAGAGCAGTTCTTCAAATTTTAATTTAAGTTGTGGATCAACTGGAGTTTTTTTAATCGGATCGATCATCGGGTCTTGTATATTATTTCTTCTGATAAATTCTTCGGCGGCTTTTTCATCAGGAAATACTCCAAATTGTTGGAATACCTTTTGATCTCGATTATTGTACAGTCCGCCACTTAGTTTAACTTCACTAGGTAATCCCTTAGCTATATATTTGCTAATAACTTTTCCAAATGGACCTTCGCCGAGGTCAATTTCTTTACCCTTGGCAATTGGACGCTTCCCTTGTTTAATTTTAAATTCTTCGTAACGAGCTAGTGCTTTTATAGCACCTTCAAGGTAACCATTTTTATATAGTGTATGTTCTGCACCGGAATAATTTCCAGAATTGATCATATCGATAACCTGTTGTAGTTTTTTAGTACTTACAATTTTCCAAGTCTCTTCTTTGCCTGACCCCATGCCTCCGTGTGGTATTAATGTATGTCCATCTGGATCATTCTTAAGCCATGTAGACATTTCATCTACTTCGTAGTCGCCCATACCAGGACCCGGCCCTGGTTCAAACCCCATGCTGTGCCCAGGAACAGTATTTTCTTTCATTAACACACGTTTAGCAATAGTGCTGGCATATTGATGAATTAATTGAGTTTTAGAATTTTTTTCTTCTACAACTTCTTCTTCTACTTTGTGAAAATATTTTTTAAGTAGACTAGGTTCGTTATTAGTAGTCAATTCGGCTTGTTGATAATGTTGCATGGCCATTTGTACAGGCAATGCTACTTTATGTGGGTTTGATCCTTCATTAAGAATACTAACATCATTCTTTTTTACAATGGACAAAAACTTATCTATGCCTTCTTGTACAGATGTTTGTAACTTGTCTGCACCTAATTGATAATTAGCAGTAGTACCCTGTGGCCCTTTCTGGATATTCATAGGACCCTGATTGTAGTTTTGTTGAGTTACATTTCCTGTTGGATCTGTTTCTTGACTATAACCAGCCATCGACGGGCTTTGTGTTTTAATATGTTGACCTTGAGCATTATAAACATAAGTGCCCCAACCGCCTTGGTATGACACAGTCCCATCTGCATTGACTGTAACTTTTGATCCATCGCCCATATCTTTAGGTTGACCAGCTTGCAATCCTGTAATATCCGGCATTGCAGGTATTTGAGCAGTTGGTGGATTTATCTCAGCTTCAGTTACTGTACGAAGAAACTTGGCCATGCTATCAACACCCTCTGCAGGCTTGCTAGTAACTCCATCCATAGCTTGCAGAATACGTTTCATGTCCATTGTATTAACCTCTTAATACACGGCTTGTTAAAGATTTGATTCGATCCAAACTTTCGTTAACTGCATTATATGACTCAGAATTAGTAGCGTTACTAATAGTATCTGGTGTATTATTCGGATCGATTGATTGGGGTAAAGGCTGAGGAGATGTAGTATCTGTATCTTGTGGAGATATTGAATCAATCTGTGCTTGTAGTGTATCAGTTACTTCAGGACCGTAGCCTTTGCTTTTAGCACTAGCAAGTTGGGCTTGTAAGTTTGATAAATTCGAAGCATCAGCGTGTGGTACATATGTACTAAGACCGCCTATCTGGCTCAATTTATCATCAGTAACTTGTAATTCTTTAGGTAACTTTTCGTTGGCTGCTTTTAAATTAGACATGATCCAGTCGTTCATATCTACATCTTGTTTGAAAGGTGTTGCTGTAGGAGCCAATTTTAATGTAGGAGTAATTACCATATCTTTTGGCAATTTACTAGAGTCATATAATCCAGAACTGAATCGTAGGAATTGTTCTGCTTGTTGTCTAGGATCACCGAACTCACCAACAGCACCTTCGTTCATTCCGAATACGCCTTTGACCTTATCCATCATATTTGGTTTACGCATTTCTGGAGGTAAACAATCATTAGGTATCTCTTTGATAAGACTTGTATTCTTTTTAAGCCATTCACTATTAGGTAACACTTGAATGTAATTGCCTTTACTATCGACTGGAGCCCCATTTCCAGCACCGGGTTCTCCAGCCATTGAAATTTGATCTTTTAACCGATCGAGACGCCACTGATATAAGTTCTTGTCCCACGGCTCTTTGGCAGTTAACAAGAACTGATTCAACGCCTTCACTTGGGGTTGGTCTTGATCATTGCCGCCTAGGCTAAACTCTTGTAGAATAGCTTCAGATAGATGTAAACCGTTTACTGTCAAATCCATAGTATTAGCCTTTAAGCATATTAGCTAATGCACGGATACGATTTACTTCACTACTTTCATTGATTGTAGTTTTAGTTTCGTTACGATTTAAACGTGCTAGTTGATCTTGCATACGTGTAAGATCAGTCGACTCTTTCTTAATGCCAACTTTCTTTTCTTCTGCCGGACTAACTTTTTGTCCTGATTTAATTTCTGCTTTAACTTCTGCTTTTTCTAACCACTCTGGTTTCTTACCAGCGGCTTTCTTTTCTGCCATGTAAGCGGTAGTTTCTTTGATGTTTTTCCACATAGCGGCAGCGGCTACTTTTTCACCTGCTTCCTTGCTACCATATTCCTTAGCGGCCTTGTCAGCTACTTTCTTAAAACCCTTACCTGGCTTGCCAATATCGCCACCTGCTTTAGCTTTCTTAACTGTAGCTGATTTCTTAGCGGCACTCAATCCTGCACTTGGTTTAGATGATTCTGCAACCTTACCATGTACAGGACATTTAGCTTTGCCTTTTTCTTCACAGCAACATTTACCTTTAGCTTCATAAACACCGCGGCCGTAAGTTTCATCAACTTCTTTTTCTTTCTTACGGTTGTCAAACTTCTCGCCGTTTTCCATTCCCCAAGTACCGGTCTTAGACTTTTTCTGTGCTGGAGCTTTTTCTTTCTTTTCTGCGGCTGATTGTGACTTAGCGTGGCTCTTAATGCCCTTACCTGATTTTTCTTCAGCTTCGCCATCGTCATGATAGCTAGTATTCTTATGAACAACACCTGTTGATGTTTTTGTTAATTCACCAGTACGAGTCTTTTTCTTATCGCCGACTTTCATTTCTTTGTCGCTACTACCGAAGTCTTCGTCCATCTCACCTTCTTCTTCCATACGCTTGTGAGCGGCTCTAGTAGCCTTAACCATTGTATTATACTTGCCAACTTTACCTTTAACATGATCTGGAATCGCTTTTGGCTCTTCATAAACCATACCTGTTCCGCCACATTCTGTACAAGGACGCTCACCACCACTTAGAATACCTTCAGCAACTTTCTTATCAGCTTGCTTTTCAACTTGTGCTTTCTTAAGTTCTTTGATCTTGGCTTTTGCTTCCATCAACTTACGTACAGCTGGATGATTCGTGCCTTCACTTAGTAGACCATTTTTTCTCAAGTACTCAGCGTATTCATTAACTGTCATTTCATAAGCTAGATAGTGATATACTGAAGCTAGGTTTTCAGCAGCCACAGCAATCTTCTTCTGTACCCAAGCTTCTAGCTGATCAGTATCTTGTAATCTATCATCTAGCTTTTGTGCATATCCTGAGATTTTTTCTAGATCTTGCTTGGCCATTTCGCCTTCTCGATCTATTTGACCGTGTGCGCCGATTGGCTGGTCGGCTGATTGTGACATATCTGGTGTTGGTTGGTCTAATTCTAATGGCATGAGTATACTCCGTTTATCTTATTATATTTATCGTCTTTTGATGATAGCGGCTTTTTTACCCGCTGTATTTTTAACTGTTTCCATAGGTGCACCGAACAAGCTAACTTCGTCTTGATCTAGCGCACTTACGCTTTTTACTGATTTTTTGTTATACGCTTGGTCCGGATTAGCTACTGTAGCAATATTTGCACTGCTGGTAGCACCTACTGTGGCTGATTCTTTGATACGCTTACCGTCTTTGGTGTACTTTCCTGACTCTCTTTTGGCGATGGCGATAGCGGCGTTTTGTGCGCCTTCATTGGTTGGCTCAGCGCCTGTCAAGTGTACTGACCACTTTTTGCCTGAACTGGCTGATTTCTTTTCAGCCCATGATTGCATATGACGTAGATATGCACGTTCTTCATGACTATCAGCATAACCCTTGCCTGGTACTACTTTCCAAGTTTTACCATTGATATCGATGGCAATATTATTAGTTTCGTGGCCCAATTCGTGTTGTAATTCAGCACGTTTGAACTCACGTTTTTCGTGACTTCCTAATTGTGGAGCACGTGGATCGGGGTGACCGTGATTGTAATTTTCATCTAATTCGTACATTTTCATATTATTTTCCCACTGGCTTTTCGCCTGTCAAATATGGCTTGCTAAACCACAGTTGGAACCATTCAGGGGTTCCGGCCTTAATATTTTTTTCTCGTTGTATGCGACCTTTGTCGCTGCCAGTTACGCTGATGTTGCTACCCTGTTTAACCCTAAGTTCGTGTAGTCTTGCATCGCTACCTAGTCCTGCTAGATGTTGTATAGCTTTCAATTCATTAATAGGATCGTCTGGAGCAAGATAGCAGTCGTCTGGACTGTCTTGATTTAAGTGCTCTGTAGTGATCCTATACTGTTTCATTTTAAACTGGATCTCAACATCCAACTGTGAGCTTTATGTGCGTCTTGACGATCAGCTAAGAAATTACTTAGTCCGTGATCACCGTTGGCTTCTGCCATTTCAAAACAGATACGGAATATCTCACTCATTTTTTCACTGTCAGCCAGCAACATTTCTAGCATCTGTTTCCACTCTAGTACGTCATTTTGGTCGTCTACTGTGGTCAACATACTGAACTTGTGCAGACTAGCCGGAGCATATAACTCAAGATAACGTAAATGTTCAGCAAATGGATCAATAGCGCCATACACTTCTTTGTATATGGTCTTGAATAATTTGTGTAACTGGCCGAACAACGGCCCTTCCACATTCCAATGGAAGTTGTGTGTTTTTAGATAAAAACTAAATTCGCTTGCGAAAGCAGTTTTTAATGATAGATGATATTTATTGATATCCATTTTTTATACACCATATTTGTTTGTTTTACGAGTCGCAGTTGGACTTTTCTTATTGATTGAATCTAATTCAGTACTTTGCCCATCACCTATGATAGTAGTGCCTTTTACGCCTTGACGCTTTTCAGCCTTTGCAACCATTTCAGCTTCTTCTGGTGTGTACATCCATAAAGTGGGATTATCACGTGTAGGTCCTTTGCCGTCAAGTGGGTTTCTATCTCCTGCGGCAATAGCCAACCCCAATCGATACATGCCATAGTATTGATCGAGATTGTCATATCGTTTGGCATATATACCAGCCTGCCGAACTACCTTGGATAACTCTTGTGCTTCGTTGATAAATTCTTTGGCTCGCATATTATATCCCGTATCGGTTGCGTTTTGGTTTGGCAACTACACTTTGAGTTGATGTACCTTTGGCTTCTCTGCTTTTATCGTCAGCAACTCTAGTACCATGTACACCCATTAATTTGTCTGCCATCTTAATTACTTCTGCATCTTCGGGAGTAAAGCCGACGATTGTTAAGTTTTCTGCCCAACCACTTTCTTGTTCGAAATCAACATGGCCGGCTGCATCTGCGCGAGCTGCCGCCAATGCTAGCCCGTAACGGTATTGCATATACGGGTCAGTGTTACGCAATTGACGCTGTAGCCAAACACCTGGCAAGGCTGCATCAACATCAGCACCGATACCTATAAATGAACCGTGTGCCTTAGCACCTTCTGCTACCGCTCGTTTTCTTTCTCTAATTTTTTTATTGGTTTCTTTGATTAGATTAAATGCTCGTAGATTCTTTGCAGGGGTTGTTTTATTTACATCCACAGTTGAATTTTGTTTATCAATAGTGCCTACGCCTGCGGCATCTTCCATTTTCTTTTTATGCTTCATTGCATTGCTCAACTGCTTAGTGCCAGTATCTGCCTTATTAAATTCTTTAGCTACGCTTTGCTTAATGCCAGTACGTGCGGCAAATGCAGGATCGTGAGCGGCAGCGGCCATAAAGCGAGCTTGCTTTTCACTAGTACTTTTTTCTGCTATTACTTTATTTTTATTAGCTTTAGCCGCTTCTTTTTCTGCTTTTAATCTTTCTTTTTCTGCTTTTAATCTTTCTTTTTCTGCTGCCGCATGTAAGTACGGTGTCATATAGTGTTTAACTAACTCAAAAAATGGTTTTCCTGCGATCATAGTATCGGCATCAATGCCTGCGGCTTTAGAAAACGCTTTTGGATTATCATGCTCAACTGCGGCACGTAAGGCTGTGGCTGTACTATCTCTAGTAGCAGGCTCCCATACTACATCTATAAATTTATAGTAACCATGCGGGCCTTCAACTCCGTTGGAACCTTTTAATCCTGGTACAAATATTTCTTTATCAGTTGGATCAGTAACAACATGTAAGATCATATTTCCACCATGTTTTTTATAAACCATAGTAGCCAGCGTCCACCAACTTTGCTCTGCAACTAAATGTCCTTCAATTCCGGGCATAATAGTTTTCATAGCTTCTACTTTGACTTCAAACGGCAATGGATCTTTAGGACCTTGTGTGCTTTGATTCGTACCAACATACCAAATTGGAAACTTTGAGGCTTTATCCCATGCATTACTATGACCGAAATGTGGCGGATTAAAACGTCCAAATATAATGGCCGCTCCGTGATTATGTGCTTCAAATAACTGTCTTAATTTCATTTAGGTGTCCAACTTGTAGGTACGAACTTTACATTACCATATTTATGCTTTCCTGGCTGGGCATATCTTACATTGCCCTCACCGTTTGTGTCCCATATATCCGGCTTAGGCTGTGCTTCTAAAGCACCGTGTTGCTGGTCTTTTAAGTGTCTTATCTTCTTCATTAAATGCCAAATCCCATCTAATGCTCCAAGATGCTGTTTACTCATAGCTTCAATGTGCATACGCTTGTTGTTACTGATCTTATTTTTAGGATCAGCTAGCCAGTTGAAGAATCCTTGATTAGTAATACTATCAAATGCACCAGTTTTGCTCATAGCATTGGCAAATTTATAAAAAATACCTTCTTTATCAGTTGGCGGAATACTGTTAATAAACGCATCTATTACACGACCATGCTTGGTTACATAATCTTTTAAAGGTTTTATAACACTAATATCATGTTGAGGTGCAGTGGGATTGTAAATAGGACCTTGTACTATTAATGGTGCAGTGCCATTAAACTCACTAAAGTCATCTTTGGGTTTTTGTTGATTATCAGGCATTCCAAAGTGCGGAAAATATCCATGCCCAGTAACCATGACCTGTGCATTAGCAATACGCTGACCTAGCTTGCTGTCACTTCTTACATGATAACAAGTGTTACTATTAGGATTAGGACAGAATGTATAAACACCATCTTTACCCAATGCCGGGCGTTTAAGGAATAACCCGTCTGCATAGACAAATCCCTCAAAGTCTGTAGGAGTAGCACGATCGAATATAGGATATAAGCTAGCAAACTCTTGTGCAAAACGTTTACGTTCAGCATCTTGCTCAGGTGTTCCGGGCTTGCCGCTCTTGTTAGCGATAAAATCAGCTACTTCTTCTGGACTAGTGGTCTTAGCACCACGACTCCAACCGTTATGCCCGGCAAGTATAAGTGGACCGCCCTTATGTTCTCTACCCCAATAGATTTGAGGATTACCATCCCATTTTTTACGTACAGTAGTTGCACCGGGTTTTTCAACAGCAACTTCTTCAAAATGCTGTAGTGCTTCTAATGTACCTGCGGCACCGTGAAAGAATACAAAATGCTCTGGATGGTTGAATGCTCTGCCTAGTTGTTTTTGAGCAGTAGCGACAGTCTCACGAATAAACAGCTCACGTAATCTCACGGTTAGTCCTTGTACTTTCCGTCACCAATGTGCTGTATAACGTCTTCGTGCATCTTATCACAAATTTGTTTAGTAGTCTCTTCGTCTAATTCGTTCGGTAATTCACGGATCGGGAATTTTTTAACATACATTTTATAGCATTCTTTGATAGAAGGCGCAAATACGTCTGCTTTAGGTTTAATATGATGCTTCATGCTGTCAATGCAATGCATTACAGCAGGATGAGTATGACGGCGATATGCTTCATCATCATGATTCATAAAATATGCTAGATCTTCTACTAAATCGTAGTCTAACTCACGGCCATTCTCGCCATGTTTAACAAAGTCTAAATCATTGAAAATTTTGCCTTCTAGCAGTTCTTGTATGCGCATTTTTTGATCCGTAATTGAAAGACAGCAGAATACTCTGCGGTTAGAGTATTTATCGCTTAATGGATCTACGTGTTAGGCTTTGACAATGCGATCAACCCTATTAATAGCTTCCCCTAAGTGCATTTTAGCTAATAATAGGTTATTATCACCGGTAATGTAGAAATAAGTCCCACCCCAACTGCGAGGACTATTGAGTGCTTTGATACAGCTTTTAGTTAGCTTGAGTTTTTTATTGTTGTTAGCCCAGTTAATAAAAGTCGAATGTTCATGGGTTGTTTTACCCAGAGTAATTCGGTATTCAAAGTTAATTTTACTTGAAATTATAGTATTTTCAACTAGAGTGCCTGCACTAGGGGGCATACTGATGTATTTGACTTTTGTGCTATCAAGTTTAGATAGTTTATCAATATGACCTTTGATGTTTGTATAAATTGAAATCCATGGTTGCTCTACTCGTAAATCGATATCATTCATTAGTTGTAATGAATTAACTAGTTTAAAAGTCCAATCTAATTCTTCTTTGCTCTTAATTACTGAACCTCTGTAGTGAGAGATTTTAGCATCATCAAATTTAATATCATTTAATCTTTCTAAAATCTCATCGAACTTTTTATTTCTTAATAAAGAAGCTCCACCACAGGTTAAGACTATCTTGTATTTGTATTTGTTATGAAATAATCGATTAGTTGTCTTGATTAGCATTTTCTTTACTTTCTTCGATAGCTAGTAAAGGTACATCTAATATCTTCCCTTTTGCCGCAAGTGTAATCTTATTATCAACTACACTTACAGTTAGCCACCCGCCTCCTCGCAACTCACCAAACAACATCATTTTAGCAAGATCTTTCTTGATTTCTTTATCGATCACACGTTGCAACGGACGAGCACCCATTTTACTGTCGTAACCGTTGTCCACTAGCCAGTTAATAGCATCACGATCAACCTTGACTTTAATACCTTTATCTTTAACTTGTGAACGTAATTCTTCAAGGAATTTTTCAACCACTTTAACAACTGTATCACGATGTAGTTTATTAAATGTAATGACAGCATCTAAACGATTGCGGAACTCAGGTGTAAAGAACTTTTTAAGATCTTTATCACTGTAGTCTTTTTCTTGTGCGCCAAAGCCAATAGCATTTTTATCAGCATCGGAAGCACCAGCATTAGTAGTAAGAATTAAGATCAAGTTACGGCAATCTGCTTGTTTTCCATTTGAGCCGGTGATAAAACCATTATCCATCATCTGCAACAAGATTGTCGAAACATCTGGATGTGACTTTTCAACTTCGTCAAACAACAAAACAGCATTAGGGTTCTCTTGGACCTGTGTAATTAACAATCCAGCATTTTCTTCAAAGCCAACATAACCTGGTGGGCTACCAATCAACTTACTGATACTGTGCTTTTCTTGATACTCACTCATATCGAACCGTAGTAACTTAACACCTAAGTGCTTACTCAATGACTTAGCAGTTTCAGTTTTACCAGTGCCAGTTGGCCCCATAAACACGAATGATCCGATAGGTTTATTATCACTCTTAAGTCCAGCTTGGGCAACAATAATTTTGTCTACGATTTCAATCACTGCTTGATCTTGACCGAATACATCTGCTTGTACGTTGTCTTGTAATGTAGACATAGTAGAGCTCTCAGTTTCCATGATCTTTTCTTCGGGCATTTGTACCATCTTAGCTAGTTCAAACTGAATCTCACGTTCGCCGATAATTCGTTCATCGGACAGTTTTAAATTGAAACGTGAACAAGCCAAGTCGATAAGGTCAATTGCTTTATCTGGAAGCTTCTTATCTGTTTGATATTTTACACTTAGTTTAATAGCCGCTTGAAGTGCATCACTGCGGATTTTAACATTATGGAATCCTTCATAGTATTTCTTAATACCTTTAAGAATCTGCATAGTAACTTCTTGAGTCGGCTCGTCAACAGTAATGCGTTGGAAACGACGCATCAGCGCACGATCCTTTTCAAAGTGCTTACGATACTCTTCCCAAGTAGTTGATGCGATAACTTTAATGTTACCTTTGCTTAGTGCTGGCTTCATCATATTAGCAAGATCGTTAGCAGAATTACCGGCACTACCAGCACCACTAATCATATGTGCCTCATCAATGAATAAGACAGTCTTACCTTTCTTAGTAAGTATTTTTAGAATCATCTTAAAGCGTTCTTCAAAATCTCCACGATACTTACTACCGGCAAGCATAGCACTAATATCTAGATTATAAACTGTATAGTCCTTTAGAAAATCCGGTACAGCGCCTTTAACAATATTGTAAGCAAGTCCTTCTGCTATAGCAGTTTTACCTACACCTGGATCACCGACTAAGATTACATTATTTTTACTACGTCGTCCTAATGCTAATGCAATATTTTCTAATTCATCGATGCGACCAATCACTGGATCTACTTTACCTTTTTTAACAGCTTCATTTAGATTAGTAGTGTATGAGTTAAGGATCTTTCCACTTTGTCCACCGGACTCTTGTTCTTCTTCTACTTCTTCATTTGAAGAATTTAAAAAACTAGCAAATTTGTCTTTATCAATTTCAGCAAGAGCAACAAAATAAAATACCCAGCTACGTTTTTCACCTAGCATAGCTAAAAATACGTCAGTAGGTTCAATACGTTGACGACCGTTAAACAATACTTGTGTAAATGCACGATTAAGTACACGCTCAACAGATTGTGTCTTTTTAGGTTTCACAACAACATCTTGAACAGTAATTTCACCGCACTTATTTTGCAAATAATCAAGGAGTTGAGCTTTTAAATTGTCTGGTTTAGAACCAAACTCTTGCAAGGTTGTAAAGAAAGATTCCTCCATCAACATCGCACACAATAAATGCTCTATCGTAAGATATTCATGATGCAGTTTCTTAGCAGTTTCAATTGCACGTTCAAACACTGCTTGTAGATTGTCGCTTGGTTCAACCATTTAATTTCCTTTGTTTTTTTCTGGCCATTGTTAATTTTAAATCGCTTACATATTCTGTAAATGTTATTCCATTTAAATGATCTAATTCATGCTGGAAGCATCTAGCATCTAAGCCTTCAAGTTCTATTATACATGGTTTTCCTGTATTGTCAAGATAGCTGGCAGTGATTTTATTGTGACGTGGAACTTTAAGCCATAGATTTGGGAAACTTAAACACCCTTCATCACCTGTAATGAAATCATTATCACCAAACATGATCCATGGATTAAAACATCCAAATTCGCGACCGTCTGTCGTACGCATAACAAATACTCTGCGTAGTAGTCCAACTTGGTTGCCAGCTAGTCCCATTCCCTTACTAGCCTTCATTAATTCTAGCATTTCGCGTTCTATAACAGCCGCATTAACATGATTTTCAAAGTCCCAGTTTTCTGCCGTCTGTTTAAGAATCGGATCATCTTCTTTGTGCAATTTCAACATCTAGTTGCCTTAATCTTCCTATCAATGATTGATCAGTAATAGCCGGCGGCTTTATGTTGATAACAGATACAAATCGACCAAGATGTCCGTTATTTACATTAGGAAAACCGTGTCCCTGGCTAGCAAATTCAACACCGGTTTCTACCCCAGGGCGTATATCAAGATCCATAGTTTGGCCTGATAATGTCTTAATTGTCTTCCTACAACCGATCATTGATTCGATTGGTGTAATATCCACAGTCATGTATACATCGTCGTGCTGTCTTTTGTAGATAGGATCCGGAGTTACTAGTATAGTTACATTAAGATTACCGCGTGGAGCATTTGAAACACTATCATCACCTAGACCCGGATATCGAATTGTATCCCCATGATTTACCCCGGGTGGAACATTAATAACTACATTTTGATTTCGACCGCTAGGTAATCGATAATTTGCTTCTAATTGTTTTCCGTTGTAAGAATCTATAAATGAAACACTACATTGAATATTTAAATCTCTATTTCGTCTTATTTGATTACGGTGCATCTGTCCAAATATATCTCCGAACGGATGTCCTTGCGGAAATCCTTGACCAAACATATGACCAAATGGATCAAATCCATCTGTAGTGAATCGTACTTGAGGACCACCACCGTACATGCGTTGTTGATCGTATTCGGCTTTCTTTTGTGGATCGCTTAGATTTTCATAAGCAACGCTTATGTCTTTGAATCTGGCTTGATCTCCACCCTTGTCTGGATGGTGTTTATTAGCCAAGCTTCGGTATGCTTTTTTAATTTCATCTGGGCTAGCACCTTCGCTAACACCTAGTGTTTGGTAATAATCAGTCATAGTCGTAAAAAAGGCTCCAATTAATAATAGTAATTATACTATCTTAAATGGAGCCTGTCAAGTATTTGATTACTTTTTCTTTTCTGGAACCTTATCGCCTTCTACTTTCTTGTGAACTTTAATTGTTTTGCAAACTTGTTTTTCTTTGCCTGTCTTTTTATCTTTTTGAGTTTCACAAACTTCTTTCTTTTCACCACCTGCAAAAGCTGGACTTGTACCAATTAATGCTAAACTGGCTACTAATGCTAATAATAGTTTCATAATGTTTTCCTTAAATTGCTGGTTGCGGTTCATCAGGAACCATTTTCTTACCGCTAGCTGTTGTTGCTATTGGTGTTGTTCCCCAGCTTTGTGCTGGTGCAAAACTTGTGCTTGGTGCTGGAGGTGTGCTTCCAAACCCGCTTCCGCCAAAGCTACTTGTTGGTGCTGGAGAACTGAAGCCCCCTGTCGGTGCACCAAATCCTGTCGCAGGTGCGCTAGGTGCTGTAAACCCGCTTGATGGTAATTGTGCTCCGCCATTGTTTGCTCCATTTAGTTTTTCTTGTGTACGACCAAATGCCGCAATACCAAGAACTGCACCCATAGCAATGTGGAATAATCCAGCACCTTGTAGGGTCAATGGATTCCACTGTGTTATTTGGGTATGGGTAAATGTCTGTAATAGACTCCATAAGATCGGAAATACAACCATGTCCATCATACAGACTAACATGTACATCCAACCCATCATTGGACGCCATTTTGAATTCATCCAATCTTCTTTTTTTGCTTCGCTTGTTATTTCGTTTGCCATCTAGTTCGCTCCTTTTTGGCTATTGTAATATTATTTAACTGATTCGAATATTTTCTTCTGCTCAGTATACCATTCTATCCACGCATTATATCGCTCGCGTAGCTCATAGTATTTACCAGCATTTTCGTTGGCATTTTCTATGATATCGCTTAATTCTACTTTTTTACTGGTATCTAATGGTGATAATTTACCAGCAGGTTCTTTAAGCACCTGCGGTACATCAGGGAATTTCATTGCTACCGGTGCAGTTGTACTACATGCAGTTAAAGTGGAAATGAAAATAATTAAAAGTATTCTTTTCATTTTTTAACCTCTGTTGGATCGCTTACTGCTTTATTATAAAGTTCTATGGCAATGTCGTTAATTTTACATTCAGCATTGATAACTTCTTTCTGAATTTCGATTTCTTTTTTAACAACTTCAACTTTCTTTTCTACAACTTTAACACGTTCTACAATTTTAGTTTCTATTACAGTGTTAACTTCTTGTGATTTAGATTCAGCCGCTTTTACTTTAGCTTCTAGTTCTGCCACTCGGTCTAGCCATGCCTTCTGAACTCCGTAACCACCAAACAGATACGCACCTACTACTAACAATACAACCCCGACTATTTCTGCAGGTAATTTGTATTGTCCCATCATAGGAATCCATCTTACAAGTTTACTACCAATGTAAAGACTAATTCCTACTATTGTAAGTATATAGTAGACCCAAACAAAAATGCTATCTGGAATAAGACTTAACATCCATCCAATTTGACCCATCTTAAGCCCCTAGGACATGTAATGCGTGAGTATAATGCTTTTGACGATCTTCTAGACCTAATGTTCCGCCGTTAATACGTTTGGTCATTGTTAATATATCGCCTGAATCTGCGTATTGATTTAAGTTGTTTGCCTCCCAAAACCAAGCGGCACTTTGAACACAGCCTTCGAATGTTGTTAAATGTTCACTTGCTTCATCTAGAGTTTGTTCTGTTGCTTGTGCATAACGACTATAGTTGTCTTTACCAGTCAACTGGATAAGTCCACGTCCACAAAATTTCCAACCATCGCCCGACTCTTCTGGACCATTGCCCATACGGTTTGCGTATGCTCTGTTGGCAATCTTTTCTGGTTGATGAGCATATTCATTTGCATTACTAGGATTAAAATAACGCGGCCAAACTTTACACAGGCTTTCTGCTTTATAATTTAAATTTTCTTTAATTGCAGTATAACCACCCGACTCGTGTGCTGTTTGTGCTAAAAAAGCCGCAACACGCTGTGTGGTGTCGATTTCATAGTCTGGAAGTATTTCGCATAGTGCTTCATACCAATGATCAGCATAAGAGTTATTACCGATAATTGCTTTAAATTTCGCTAGTGTAAAATCAAATTTAAATCCGTCGCTCATTATTATTTCCTTTTAAGTGCAACAGCCCATCCGCTGTTTTCAAATATAAATGTATCACTAATTTTAGTTATATTGTAATTACCAATTAATTTAGTCAAAAACAATACTTCTGAAATATCCCTATGCTCTAACATAATAGGACCTTTTATGCTATCGTAAACTTCATTCTTAGGTCCACTGTTTACGATTTCAAACTTAACTCTCTCGCCGTATGTACTCTTAAATTGTAAACTTTCATCTACTAACATTTTTTCAGCATAACTATTTTTAAAGAATTCGCTAAAATTATTTAATCTATATTCTTTAGTAGCTACTTCATACGAATTTCGATCCTTAGGAATCAAAGCATACAAACTATCCAATGTAGCCGGGTGGCTTTTAAAACTTTTAAAAAAACGGAATCTCATTTCATCGAGATCGGCTAATTTTTTAATTCCTTCTATAATTTCATATACTTGCTCTGAAACTTTTTTATTTCTTTCTAATTCAACAAACACTTGATATTTTCCATCGTCACCTTCGCCTGGCGTTACATCTGCGTCAAGTACACAACTGTAACCCATCTCAATAAAATTTTCAAGGTCTTTTGCAGAATCTTCATCATCAACAATAAAACTTAATACAACAGTATCTTCGTCATTACCTATTTTACTTTTGTGGCTATCAATTCCAAACACGTGATTAATCATGTGTCGTAAATCACCCGGACGTAGACTTTCTGTTATTTTCATGCAGGTGCTCCACCGGGAATAGCTGCCCCACCTGGAGGAGGTGACCCACCGGGAATAGCTGCCCCACCTGGAGGAGGTGCCCCACCTGATGCTCCTGCATTCGCCCCTGGAGGCGTTGCTCCGCCTTTAGAAGCTGAAGAAGTTTGAGTTTCATTTTTTAATTTATCCATATAACCTCTATAGATATCAAATGCTATTTTTTTAGGCATTTGAATTTCTACAATCCAGATTGGGTTACGATCTAATTTACCTTTCTTAGTACCTGGGCGCAAGTCGCTTTCTGTTTTAATTTTACGAGGTTCAATTAAATGGCTTTTTTGATACAGTACCTTACAACCTAATTCTGTTAAACGCTTGGCTGCTATCGGATTAGGCATCTTATCTTGCGGCCACATAAACCCAGCTGTGATCCAGTGGCGATCAACTTTGGGACCATAGGCTAATTCGCCATCTTCCCAGTTCTCGTATACATACATATCCATTTCATCTAATACACGTTCAAAGTCTTTTAGCACGGCTAAAGAGCTGTTGTTTTCGTATAGATCCTGTATGTTGCGTATAACGTCTAAAATATCATGCATAGTAGGTTCCAGAGTTCTCTATACTTATTTAGCTGGTTTAAAATCATAACGTATCACTTTATTATTTTGTGTATTCGTTAAATAATAGTGTAGGACCTCTGTAGTTATCGAGGCGGTCACTACAAGTTCTACTTTTTTATTAAAGTAGGAGCACTTTAGATGAGTAAACAACGAGTGAAAAAGCGTTTTACATCAGAAGTTAATATCATTGATTTTCCGACGTATCTACCGGCAAAAAAACAGCGTGTCGTAATTCAGGCACGTAATGCTAATCAAAAGCTATATCTTAGCAAACTACACGACGAACAAAAGAGTATTATATTTGCTATCGGCCCAGCCGGTACAGGTAAAACTTTGTTGGCCGTACAGAATGGCATTAAACTGTTTCAGGAAGGAAAAGTTGACAAGATCGTGGTAACAAGACCCGCCGTTTCCGTAGACGAAGATTTAGGATTTTTACCAGGTACATTAAATGAAAAAATGGCACCATGGACTAGGCCTATATTCGACGTCTTTTCAGAGTATTATCAACAAAAAGACATAGCTAAAATGCTAGAGGAAGGAACTATCGAAATAAGCCCACTGGCCTATATGCGAGGCCGCACATTTAAAAACGCATACATTATTGCAGACGAAATGCAAAATGCTACAGTAAATCAAATGAAAATGCTACTAACCCGTTTAGGAGAGGGTTCCACAATGGTAGTGACAGGCGATCTAGCACAAGCAGATAGAATAAACGATAATGGCTTGATTAATTTTTGTAATCTAATTACAAATAAGCCCGGGCTCAAACATATAGATATTGTACAGTTTGACGCTAAAGACATCGAACGCCATAATGCCGTGAAGGAGGTGTTAGCGGTTTATGGAGACTAATAAGATGTAGAAAAGGGCTCTTAGGAGCCCTTTTCCACCTGTATAACTTCTATTCCCGATTTTTCAAGAAACATGATACCACTAGTATCCCTATAAGAGTTCCTATATAGAACACTGCTAATACCACTTTGGTATATAAGTTTTGCACAGTCCAGACATGGAGCATGGGTGATAAACATAGTAGCACCCATACCAGATTCGTTAGATTTAGCCAACTTGGCAATCGCATTAGTTTCAGCATGAAGCACCTCTGGTTTACTTTTTAATGTAACAGTATCATCACTATGTTGAATAACGTCTTCACAGTTGTTGTTCCAACCGCTAGGCATACCGTTATAGCCAATACTAATAATTCTATCATCCTTGACCACAATAGCACCTACATGAAGTCTACGTGCTGAACTTAATTGTGCAAATCGTTCAGCGACATCCATGTAAGCACTTACAAACTTTTCTTTCATAGATAAGCTAGTCTAATTAAGGTAGCCGCTAGATTTATTTCGGGATCGATAACCAATGTGTGATCAACAAGACCTTGCTTGATAATGAGTATAGCTTTGTTCTGCTTTTCTTCGTCTCCAAAAATGGAGATGTTATCGTACAACCATCGATAAATTTCTTCCATCTCCTCTGGGCGAGCCTGTGAGCAGACGAGCTTACGGGCTTCTGTGATCTTACCCGCTTTGAATAACTGTACCATTTCAATTTTGTAATCTGCTTCACCTGTATCACCTTTTTCTGGAGTATGTAAATTTCCTTCTAAGCAGTTCATCTGTACTGTATTGATACACTTACGTAAGTCCGGATAAGTTGCTTTGACAAACGTATCCAGAGTATCGAGATCAAACTCAATGTTTTCTTCTACAAGAATAGTCGCTACTCGTGCAGTGAACTCTGTAATGTCCACACGCTCGATGTGGAAGCCTTGACATCTACTATGTAGTGCAGGAATGATTCTGTTAGGATAATTGCAAGTAAGGATGAATCGTGCAGTTGTATGATATGTTTCCATAACACCGCGAAGTGCCGCTTGAGCATTAGGAGATAAGTAATCTGCTTCGTCTAGCAGTACTACTTTAAAGTCACCGAACGGAATCATTTGGACAAAGTTTACAATCTTATCTCGAACATCTTCTACAGAGTTAGTGCGCGATGCGTTAATTTCTAATACATCTAAGTCGTTAAGTTCAAGCTCATTAAACAAGAGCTTGGCCAGCGTAGTTTTACCAATACCAGCATTACCACTAAAAAGCAAGTGCGGTATAGATCCTTCTTTGATCCAACGTTTAACTTGATCTTTTTGATGGGTATCTCGAAAAACGTATCCGTCGACTGTATTAGGTCGGTATTTTTCTACCCATAAATCTTTCATTTAACTTCCTTTTTATCTAATGCTTCTAATTTAGGTGCAACACGATCTAACTCATCCTGATTAACAAACTTTAAAGGAGGATTAATCATTGACCAACTATCTGGTGTAAATATTTTGACAGGCTTCCAATATTTGTGTATGATGTTGTTGATGACAACAAACCCAGCAACAACTATAACAAATCCTAGCATTGTTAATATACTACCGGCTAGGAATACGGCCGCTTGATCCATATCCATTACACTAATTCCTCAGCGATACCTAGTATTTCTGCCAATACTAGCAATAGACCTGCGCCTTGTAAATACGGATTCATTTCTAGCCAGCCGCCACCTGCAAGCGCCAATCCGGCTACGATTCTAAATCCGCTTTTGATAAAGCTAATGTATTTGTGTTTAGTAGGATCCGGATAGCTAGCTTCTTTTGTAGAACTAACTGAATCTAATGCATCTTTTGCTTTTTTAATATCTTCTAATGCTTCACTGTGCGTACTCATAATTTTTCCTTATAAAGTTATTAATACTGTATGGAGGTCCCATCCGAATAAGAAGGCCCAAAAAATAGCCCAACTAATACGTCCTTTGTTGTATTCTTGGTATGTAAAACTTGCTGTAATAATCGTTATTATTAGATTAATCCAAAACATTCGAGATCTCCTTTCGTATAGTATATAGAAGAAAACAGGGCCTGTCAATGGCCCTGTTGCTCAAACGGTTTATTTATTGTGGAGTAAAATCATATTCGGGCGGACTTAGATCGATTGATGATAGCCCAAATGATAGTTCTTTGGGTTCTTCATCAGATACCATTAACATGCAATCAATGTCTACTCTAAATATCTTACGTTGTGTTCCGTCAGCTTCAACATAATTAATTGCCCGAGTCCACCGACCATGTTCTATAAGAATCCATTGCCCTACTTTGACATCTTCTTGCTCTGGGCCTATTGCAAACACACGAGCCCATCGAGGTTTAATACCCTCAGTCTTTCCATCATCACCGGGGATAATAATTCCACCTTTTGATACTTGTTCATCAAAGTTCATATCAGTAACAAATACATTTTTGTGTAGAGGAATAAGTTTACCTGTTACTGCGGGCTTAATACCCGAATGTCCAATGCCTTTTAAATCCATTATTCTTTTCCTTCTGGATCCTGATTAGCTACGTTCTTAACAGCTACGGTAGTCGGTTTTGATGTAGAAGGAGTTTGGGTGTCAACTGGTGCCGGCCTAACATTAATTTGATCCGGTATTGGATTTTCAGGTACTGCCGCAGCCAAAATTTCTTCACGTTTTCGAATAATTTGACCGCCTGCACCTAATTCGTCACCACGTGCATTTACACGCATATTCCCAACTGCTGGAGTTAGTTCGTTAATATTGATAAGTCGATTCATATCAACTTCTTTGCCGTTCATCGAACGATATACTTGTCTTTGTTGTTCTTTCATTGCCATATTAATCTCCTCGATTATAATACTACTTATCTCAGGAATTCCCGCCAGTCTAAATTATATTTGATACTGTTTACACTATGTACACCTATTAAAAATAATACATAACTAGCAACACTCGATCCTCGTCCAATGCCCCAAACAACCCCTTCTTTTGTACAAGTATCTACGAAATATTTGAGCCACCGCAATAAATCTATCATATTTCGTTCTTTAAATTCCGCCAATTCTTCTGATACTCTAGTATGTTCCGGATCCCAAGGAGGAATTTGTTCAAATAACCATGTTTCTATATCCAGCGTTTTGTATTCGTCTGGCATATTCCAATTACTTTGACAAGCCTGATCATAGTTTATTATATCAAAATGAGTTTCGTACGGTTCTAAGAATTTAAAACCTAGCTGTGCTTCTAATTGTTTGATAGTGTCATTACGTTGTTCGATTAGTAATGTATCATCGGCAGAAAATTCATAACCTTTATATAAGGCTTCAAAAAGATCAGTTTCGTTTAAAATCGGATTAGAATATTTGTCTAGGCGCATTGCCTAAGTTTAACTTATATTAATAAGTTTGTCAAGAGTTTTATCTCGAGTTTCCATCATTTTTTGCCATTCAACTGCTCGTCGACGACTAATTTCGCTTTTATAAGTTTCTAACACAGCCGCAATTTGAGCTTTAATCCCAGGATTGCTAGTTATAAAATATTTTTTAGTAAGGTCAGAAACCTTACTTTCTATTTCAGAATCCTTTAAATCGGAAATATCACCAACTAAAGGATGCATTAGTATTCACCCAAATATCGAATATAGACATCAGCACCACCGTTATTAGACCATGCTTCGATAACTCTAATACGGGTTGATGTGTTAGTAGACAATGTGCAACTTGCTAGTGCAGTTGTGCCACCACCGCCCGGTGAAGTTATAGTAACTCCTGGAGGAGTGGTAGTATAACCATCTCCGTTACCGGTAAGATTAACAGCACCAATACCGAATACTAGAACTAGCCTAGCACCAGTTCCTGCGGCACTACTAATAGGAAATGTATTAGCAACATATGTAACGGGTAGTGTCCATGTACCACCACTTGATACTGAAACTGTTACAATAGGACCAGTTGCACCACCACCTGAAATACTTGCTACAGTAAGTACAACTCCGCTATTTGCAGTAATTCCTAATACATCACCAACTGCATAACCTGTTCCAGCAGTTCCTCCTGAGATAGTAGCTGAAACTACGGTATATGAAAGTGTTGCAGTTGGAACAAATCCACCAGTAATAGGACTACCGCCTGTAAATGAAATACCAGCGGCAGTAGTATATCCCGAACCTGGGTTAGTAACAGTAACAGTAGTTACACTTTCTCCGCCTATTACGAATCCTTTTGACGAAGTTACAGGATTAGTCGGGAAACTTGTGTCATAGCGTATGGTTCCAGCATTACTAGTTGCAAGAACAGGGTAACGTACTCCGTTTTGATCACTTGAAAATTGTACCCTAACACAACCTGATTGTCCCGAAGTCGGCCAATTTGTAAATGTTAATGTAGGTGTACCACTTAAATTAAATTTTTGTACAGGACCGTTGTTTAAGTCAATGTTTGCACTAGTTGGAACAGTTCCACCATCAAAATAAACACCATTAAATTGATAGTATAATCCGTTATATGTTGTACTACCTAGCATATTATTATCTAAGGTTCCGCCAGTTAACGCTTGTTTTAAAACAGCTTTTGTTTGAAGATCTGTAAGTTCTGTTTTTGCTACAGCAAGTCCAGCTGATATCGCCGTGAAATTATCACGGAATCCTTGACTGTCATTATCAACACCCGCTACTGGGTATGTTGTGCTAATAGATGCATAGTTTATATTGCTCATACGGTTATCCTATCGTTTCTGAATACTAGATATTTATCGCTTGTGTAACCAGTGACAGAATCTATTATGTATCGATCTACGGTATAATCTAGATTTTTAAAGTCAAAGTTACTGTATTTTATGTTTAAAAGTATAGTATCGGCTGTACCAATTTTACAGTAGCATAGAGGTACAGCTAATGTGTATCCTAATTCTTCTTTCGCGCCAGCTTGTATACTACGCATCCAAAGAGGCAAATAGTTACGCTCACTAGCACCGACATTTTCTAATCTACTTTGCCAATTAGTAATGCTGTTAGGATAGTAATTTCCTGGATTAGGATTGCTTATTTGGTAACCTGTGCTGTCTACAGTGACAATTGGTTCCGGGCGATGATTTGTTGGCACATCAGCTCCTAAATTTCCTAAACTTCTAGACCAAAAGTTTGTACTGCTATCTGTTGTTATTTTTTCTGTTGCAACACCGAGTCTAGACAAAAATACTTTAATTGGAAGATGCTCACCATTTGGTTCCATCGGATCTACCATCTTAACATAAATTACTTCATAAACTGGTTTTTTAGTTATCGGGTTAATAGCAACAGCTTTATGAATCCCGCTCCATACAAAACGTTTTTTCTTATGGTTTAACCCCATAGCTCCTACATATGCAGATGCCTCCTGGGTTTGTATACCGGCATATACAATCATACTAAGATTGCTTTGTATTCCAAAGTTTGGATCATTCGTTCTATAAATGCTTTCTGGAGTAAAAATATTATTGTCATTAATAAATGCTTGCCAAGAAGATCGTTGATCAGATTTTAAATACGGTTGTACACGAATGTTACTATAACTGTAAGTATTCGGAGTGATGATTTTTACTGTAAAGGTTTTAGTTACTGCACTATAATTATATTGATCTTGTGCTTGTACTGTAAAGGTATAGCTTCGATCTAAACTAGTAGTGCCACCGTCAAATGTCGTATTACCGTTATCAATAGTAATCAATCCGCCGCCCTTGGCAGCTGAATAAAATTGATTTACACGACCTATTAATTCTCCGTCGAGATTTAATGTTAAGCCTGGCGGAAGTTTTCCACCTATTAATGTATATATAACCTGCGCACCTGTAACTGTACTTGTGGCTTCGATTCTTAAATCACTATTATATTCTGCAGGAATTGATCCTAGATTGTTTAATGTTTTAAATTTAATAACACTATCGATGTCTCCGATAAGACTAATTGTAAATGTTCTTGATGAATTTACATGTTCATTATTGTCACTAAATCTTACAGCAGTTATAGTAAATTTATATGATTTTGTAATTGCAGGTTGATAAGGTGCGTTGCCATAAAGGTCACCTGTATTAACATCAAAGTTTAAACCGGGCGGTAATATACTAAGTGTTCCAATGTAAAATGCAATGTTATCTGGTACGTTTACAGTTAAATTCTGATTCAGAGTTAATCTATAATTGCCATTACCTAAACTTTGAACTGCGGTAATTTGATAATTTATGCCTTCAGCTGGGTCATAATAATTTGAAAAAGTTAACCATTGATTAACAATAGGAGTCCCACTAGTATTTTTAATAGTAAGTTTGTTTCCGCCTCTGATATTATCAGTTAATGATACTTGTGAAGTATTAGCAAATATTTCTTCATTAGTAGCTTCTAATCTTAGGATCACATTACTTGATTCATATAGTTCGATAGGAATAGTCAAATAGTTGTTCGCTCTATATGATCCTAAATTATTCGGAGTTTTAAAAGCTGGTTGTCTTAAGAAGGTAGCGTCAGCAGTGAATGTTCCTGCAAGACCATCTAATACAGTACTGTCAGCTCTAAATGTATCATCACCAATAACAAATATTCTAAATGTTCGCTGTGAATACAAGTACCCATCAGTTAGTGTAACTTTAAATTGAAAATTTCTACTTAGACTAGTTGGTCTTTTTTCAGCCAGACTGTAATCATAAAATACATTATCATAGATATAACTATCATATCCATTAGTCGGTAATGAGGCGAAATCATAAGCAACAGCATCGAAAAATGTATCGTCGTATGTTCCACTTCCGTCAAACACGTTAATTCGAAGTACTGGTTTGATAAATCCAGATATGATACCGTTGTCGCTTAATGTTAATCCGGGAGGTAATTCGCCATCTCCTGATGCAATTGAATAATTTAATGTTTGTCCTACAGCAGTTCCTAAATCAAACGCTTCTAATTGATAATTAATATAAGTTTGATCTAGCGCATATAACTGTGTTCCAAAAGCCAATTCACCTGGGGGTGTTAGGAATGTTGGAAGATTGTTGGCGGTGATATTCATATAAAAAGTTCTATCAGAAACGCTAGATCCGTTACCCGCTCTTATGCAAAATGAAAATGTTCTAGTATCATTAACAATATTAGGTGCACCTGTAATTGTATTTCCTTTAATACGTAGACCTGGAGGTAATGAACCTGATATAACTTTTAGAGTAATAGCGCCTGGGGACGGTACTAGTGGTAGTGCAAGCGTGAGACTAACTGCTTCTGGAAATGTACCAAAGCTGTAACCTGACGGTTGATTCCAAACATTTAAAGCCATTGTACCAATTCCCTTAGGTTAATTAAATTCTGTACCATGTAGTGTTGCTGGTTCTGTAAACGTAGGTAAATGTTGTTGGAGCAGTTACTGAGCCAGCAAATGTTCCAACTAGAGTCGGACCTGCGGTCAATGCAAGTGTTACTGTATTTGTTGTAACTGTAAATCGTAATCGTTGTCCATCAATTAGTGATGCACTTGGGAATGTTAATGTTGCAGTCAACGCACCTGCTGTAACTAATAAAATATTCTCAGTAACGGTTGTGCTTAACGCATAGGTCGTTGTTGAACTAACAGTAATATAGTTTGGAACTACGATTTCTAATCCACTACGGCTTAGGTTAGTTGTAGAAGTTCTGCCAGCGATAGTTGTAGTACCAGACGCATTGCCAATGCTTATAGTAGTTGCCGCACCAAACAAGTTACCAGTTAGGGCATTTGTGTTGAATACACTTGCTGTGCCAGTACTTGATGTTGCAATACCGGGACTTGCACCATTTAAATTTAATGCAGTAGCATTAGCGGCAGTGATTGTAGCATTGCGTAAGTTTAATGTTCCGCTTGCCGCGCCAATTGTAACGCTTGTGGCTGCACCAAACAAGTTACCAGTTAGGGCATTTGTGTTGAATACTGCGACAGTTCCAGTATCACTTGTAACAATAGCAGGACTTGTGCCATTCAAATTTAATGCTGTGGCATTAGTAGCGGTAATAGTAGCATTGCCAATAGTCAATGTTCCACTGCTAGCACCGATGCTTAATGTAGTTGCTGAAGGGAATGCTGTGGTGCTAGCTGGACCATCTATTGTGCTCCCACGTAACAGAATATTACCAGCTGTGATAATACTCCATGTATTTGTAAATGTTACATTAGTACCTGCTGTCGGACTATTAACAAACATAGTTGCATAATTGGTATATGTCGTAGCATTGGTTGCGGCAATAGTATTACCACCAAAGCTGTTAGTATATGCATTGGCTACTGTACCTGTACTAGTTGTATCAGTTAATATGTTTGGATTTGATACGTGTCTAATTCCTGAAGTAGTCCAGGCTGGTGCAGAAATAGCCCCTGAGAATGTTAAACTACCACTTGATATTGTAGCACCATTAGTTAACGATGCTCCGCTAATCGTTGGATTGATCGAAAATACTAAATTACCAGTACCAGTTGCATCACTGATAACACTAGCTAGTTGTGCGCTAGTAGTGGCGGCAAACGCACTAAGATTGTTGGCAGTAGTAGTCAATGTTCCGCTAGTTGGTAGTGTTAGGCTAGTGTTCGCAGTAGTAGCTAAGGTTAAATTATAAGCACCGGTAGTAGTTAAATTTCCGGCTAGGGTTATTTGACCGATACCACCTACTGTATGATCGTTGAATGTTCCAAAATTTAATTCATCATTAATCTGAGCATCGGAAAATAATCCATAGTCTAATAAGTAACCTTTACGACCAGCTAGGCCATCTGTTTCATATCCTGTCGGGGTTAAAAATGATCCTAAGTCAACATTTAAATTATTCGATTCAACAAGTAACGAATGTAACATTGCAGATGCCGGTACACTATAACCATATACTGTGCTTTGGATATCTCCACCGTATACATAGTGATTGTTGAGATTTAAATTAGCACCTAATGTAGGGGAAATATCGTCTTGTAATTTAGTACGAGCTGTTAAATTAACTGTAGTATCGGTACTAGAAAATGCTACTGAGCTATTGGTACTTGTTAGTGTTTTAAATTGTAAATTAGTAGAATCTTTTTGTGCAAAAATTACAGCACCACTACCGAGATTAACCCCATTTACGATCGCTGCCGCGCTGTCTAAGGCAGCAAAGTTTGCATTAACTTTGGTAAATGCGACTCTGAGATCGTCACCAGTGCCATCATTTGCATAGTTACCTAAATTAATTGTTTGAATTGCCATAATGTTTGCTCTCTCTTAATATTTACCGTATTAGACTATTGTGACATACACGTCAGTGGTTGTTGTTCCAAAACTTCTGCAAGTGAATACACGGGTAGTACCAGCTCCTACAGCAGTAGTTGCACTACCATTGACGGTGTTGCCGGTCCCAACACCGTATGTAACTATACAAGTCGAACCGCTGGTATTTGATATCACTAAATCTACTACCTTACCTGCGGCAATATTACTATGTGCTATGGTTAAAGTACTGCCTGCGGCTGTGGCCCGGACTAGTCTATCAGTGCTATAATTTAAAGTAACTGTGCCTGCACCTGCAATTGATCCTGCACTTCTAGTAATACTTGTCCCGGTATACGCTGTGGTCTGTACTGTGGCGTCTGGGAATGTTAAGTTACCAGTTCCGCTAATAACAAATCCGTTTGGCACAGTGACAACTCCGGCACCATTTATAGTTAAACTGCCAGCATATCCAGGCACGTTGAAACTCATAATGCTGGCTGTTGCGTTGTAAGGAACATATCCTGTACCGAGATGATTCAAGGAATCATTAGCAACACCATATGCATCAGTACCAGTACCAACGGCAAATATTGAACCGGTAGTTCCATTGGCAATTTTTAGTGAATAGTTTGTAGTTCCTGAAGTGTCTGTTAGGGTCTGTCCAGTAAATGTATAATTATTAGGAAACGTTAGCACACCAGTTGATCCAAGGGCAAGTGTATATGCACCATTGGTCAACTGTGTCTCACTTGCGCCCCCAGCATACAATTCAGTAAAGTTAGCATTGACTTTTTCAAAAGCTGTGCGCAACGGATCGCCGTTCTTGTCGTTCGCCGACTGCCCGATGTTTATATTTAAACGTGCCATTATGATCTCCCTACCGCCACTTCGATAACCCCTACACTATCGTAGTCTTTATCCTCTATGGCTTTACCAATAATGCTACCTAGTTTCGGATCTGTTGCTTTAACTGCGCATCCGGGAGTTGCACTTGTTGTTAACAAGTCGCCTTTCTTAACACGACCGACTACCCGACATGGAACACGACCTGCTAGTGCTAGACATACAGCAATACCCGTCTGATCCTTGTTCATGACATATGCTGGATCAGTCGTTACAATACCTGCTAGACGTGCATCACCAAATATATTTGTTAAAGTAACTTCTTTATCACCACCGAACACTAATACTGTGCCCGGTTCGTATTCTTGATCACCTTCATAGAATTCAGCTAAGTCAGCATAGGTAGCTTGGAATTTACTTGCTCCGGTTAATGACCATGTACCTTGGATAGTACCGCTAGTAGCATCTGCACCTGTTGTAAGCGTTGTTGATTTTAATGTTCCTAAACTAAAATCAATTTGACTACTTGCTTGTACAGCCCACTGACCGGTAATAGTACCAGCAGTCGACGGTGCACCTGTAGTAATTGCTGTTACTTTTAATGTACCTGTGCTAGTATCAAGTGTACCTGTAGTGGTAATAACTGCGTTACTTGCATTAGTACCGCTAGCAGTTAATATTGTTTGTGCTCCAGGAGTCGTTATATTTAATGTTGTACCACCAGTAATAGTTAATGTACTGTATGTTGCAATTTTTAAACTGCCAACGTCAACGCTCTTATCTGTTGAACTCTTAACAATACTGCTTACCGCGTTAGCAACTGAAACTGGCGTTACTGTGTAAGTATTTGCACCGCCTGTGTTAGTTACAGAGTTAAATGTACTATCACCGCTTGTCACAACAGTCATTGCTCCGGCTGTTGTAAACGGAGCATTGCTTACACCGTTACCATCTGTTACTACTTGTACAGGAGTCATTTCGCTCGGCGCAGCCGCAGAACCTGTTCTATTACCAAGTATAGTACCCGCGCTTACATATTGAATCTTATTATATGTAACGCCAGTAGTTGTATTAGTTGAAGTCTGTAAAGTGATCCAGCCACTTGATGCTGTAAACTGTGTATTACTAAAACTTGCTAGACCTAGATCAGTTTGTGTGATACCAGTGGCATTAGCACGGGTGCTGGCCGCAGTCATTGACAATTTACTTTGTGCAATCGCCGCACTAGCACTGACCATACTATTAACGATTACACCAGATTGGATAGCTGTTGTTAATGTACCAGCGCCTGCATTGAATGTTGTATTAACATCACCTGTTGGAATACTTACGTTTCTCCAACCACCAGTAGTTCCACCTGTGTTGCTAACAGCACTGTCATACACTAAGAAGT